TTAGGAACATATATCCCCTTTGCACCGTCAATTAATATTTCTCTGTCATAATTATCTTCATCATCTTCTTTTATTGTTTTGCACTCTTCTATATCTTCTTCAGTTTCACCACCAATTAATTTTTCTAATTTGTCATCAATTGAATTTAATCTTTCTTCAATATCAGACCATTTTATTGTTGGTTCTTCTTCAGTTTCTATTTCATCATTTTCTTCTTCTTTAATAACAACATCATTTTCATACACACCACTTGTCCATGCTCCTGCTCTAACACGAATTTCATTAGGATATAATTCTTTTATTTTATCAAATAACTCAGTTTTAATATATCTTCCTTCTTCATCTGTTAATGATTCATATCCTTGTTCATAACCATCTTCATCTTTTTTTACTTTATCTACATAAACAGGAAAATAATTATCATCCTCTTCAACATGAGCAACCAAATCAAATGTGTTGTTTCTATTAAATTTATCTGCTTTTGCAATCAATTCATCATATTTATCTCTATTTGACCACTTGTTATCATCATCAGCAATATCTTGATCTGTCCAATCTTCTTTATCTTCTCTCATATCATCAGTAACATCTTCAGGAGACAGATAATATTTATTAACATAAACCATTTCAAAGGTATCACCTTCTTGATGTCCTTGTTGTCCTCTAGGTAAAAAATTACCACGTCCTTCTGTTAATTCTTCAGATTCATTTTTATTTTTTAATTTTTTATTAATTGCATCAACTAAATCCGAATAAACAGATTCAGGATACCAATTATCAAATGCGATTTTTCCACTATCATATTTTATCCAACTATCAGAAACCTCACTTGAACCTCCAGCAACATTTTCACCAGCATTTGGAAATTCAATATCAATATAACCAGATTTTCTTGATGGTTTAACATCAATTTTTGTTATTTTAAAATTGTCAAATTCTTTTTCAATATCTTCATCTGACTCATATTTATTGTCCTCTTCCACAATTTCTTCTTTAACTTTTTTAGGTCTGCCTCTTCCTTTTTTTACAACAGGTGTTGCAGATTCTTCTTCGACTTCCAAATCAGGAATAGAAATATTCATTGGTTTTTTATAACCGGAATCAGAATTTGTGTTTTCATTATTATTAATGATAATTTTTATTTGTGCTTCATCAATCTTAGAAATTTTTTCTACGATTTCATTATAATTTTCTTCAACATAATCTCTGTCTACGCCATTGAAATTAATCTTACCGGATACAAATTCATCCAATTTAATTTTGGCAACATTTTTAGATGTAAATTCATCGGAAAATGACTCTTTAATAATAACATCCAATTTTTTATTTTTTTCTTCAATTAATTTCTTAATTGAACTAACATCTTCATCTCTGCCTAAAAGGTCTAAAAACTTCATTTTGTTCTCCTATCATAAAACATAATAATATATATTAATGACTATTTTAAATCAAGATTAAAATGATAATTCTTTTAAATCTTCATTATCATCTAATTCTTCATCTTTTATCCCAAATAAATCTTGGAAATCTTCAAAATCCTCAACATCGTCAATATTTTTTTCAAATTTTTCATCAATCATAAACTTTTCCTTTTTATATAAGTATTTATATATTTTAATTATTATTTGGTCATAAACAGATTAACTTTATGTGAAATAGTCCAGTTATTTTTCTCTTTAAAAGGAAGAACATAAACAAATAAATTGTGAGGCTGGATATCATTTTCATCAACATCAATCAATCCCCACTGTTTTAAACAATATGCAATAGCATTTCTTCTTTGTATATCTTGATCTGACACGTTATTATAACCATTATCGCGTTTTAGCATAAACAGTTGTTTAAAATGAACAAGAAAATATTCTTCATTTTCAACAAACAAATAGCATGAAGGGTATAGTATTTTTTCTTTTTTATTTACTATACCAATTCTTGATAGAGATTCTTTTAAAACCTTTTCATCAGTTAATAATTTAATTTTAAGTAATTCCATAATTTGTCCTTTTCAAATATTCATTTTATTTATTCTTCTCTAGTTAACAAACTATTACATCTCACGCCATAACCTAATGCACTAGGATTAGTACAAGCTGAACTTAATAAATTGCCTATTGTTCCATTTTGTAAAATACAGTTTGGTGGATAAACAGAATTATTATTACACACAAAAACAATAGAATTATCGGCAGATGTTTGATTTATAATAGTATCTTCAGGTCTAGTAACAAAGGTACAAGTAGAACTCCATTCAGATTCATTTCCGTATTGAGGTTCTATTGATTTCACTCGCCAGTAATATGTTGTATAATATTCAAGATTAGAAAAAGTATCATATGCTACTGTTTCTACAATATCATTTATTACTAATTCATGAAAATCTTGATATAATGAAACCTGAACTTTATAATACATTAAGACCAACTTCCTGATGTAGTTAATGAAACCGCACTAGTTCCACATGGAGTACCTATTGTTGGTGTATCTGGTAATGTATTTCCAATCATTGGATTTAATTGCTGATATTCAATTTCTTCATATGAAAAATTTGTTGTAAAAGTAACTTCACTAGAATCACCCATCTGCAAAGAAACTGAACTCAAATTTAATAAAAACGCATTTGTAAAAATCATATTAACACTAGGCCGTTTTTGATTATCTAACAAAGTTAATATAATTTTTTTTATATTATATTCCCTAATTAATCCGTCATAATCGGCATTTAATTCCCCATATTTTAGTTGTTTCATCCATTTAAATAAATAAAGATAATTCAACATATCTTCTGATAATTTAAATTCAATTTGAACTTGAGATAAGTCTTTATTTTTCCACATTCCCCCTTGAGGGTGTCTAACTCTAAACCCACCAGTCATATCAGAATATATTTCGCCCATATTATAATCCGGAAGAATAAAACTCTTAACATAACTATCATAATATTTCATATCATTTAAATCAATAACAGTTGGAATATTACTAAATGTAATTTTCCAACTATCATTTCTAAATGTATTAGGAAATGCACGATATGGAGTAGACATTAATTATCTTTCTTTATCAACGGTTTTAATGCAAGATATATTTTTTTGCTAATATTATCAGGAAAATATTTAAAATCAATTTGTTCAAGATCAACATCAATTTCAGAATTTAATAACTCTTTATACTCAGCAACATCTTTTTTTCTTACTTCAGTAACATCATTATATTCTAAATCAAGATTTTTAAATTCATCTTGTATCTGATCTTTATATCTTTCGTCAATTTTTATATAATCATTATCTATAATAAACTCATCATCATCATTTCTTTCAGCATATTTTTTAATTATTTGATCTCTCAATTTTTCATATTCAAGATATTCATCTTTTGGTTTTGATACACTCAATATGGCCGAAACTACATTTTTTATCTTTTCTTCAGTTTCAGTTATAAGATAAACAAACCACTTACTATAATCAGAAGTGTTTGATAAACTTTTGATTGCAAAATAGACATTCAACAAATCTTTTCTTTTAATAAACATAAACAGACCCTTTCAATTAAAATTGTTTTTATGTACGTTCAGTATAACCCAATGACTCTAAATCTTTACTATCTAATCCTTGTTTTGATACATTAAATGTAAAAGATGCTTTTTTAGAAACAGCAAAACCAGACGGTTTTTGATAAATAACATCAAAATTAACACCAGCATCTCCTTTTAAATTGAATCTATTATATGTTGTATCATAAGTAAATATACCTTTAACATTAGTCCCATGATTTACTAGTGTACAATTTTCAGTAACATAATTATAAGAAACAGATTCAAATTTTAATGGGCCAGAAATTCCTTTAAATTTATCAATACTAAAATAAAATAAATCATATGGTATTGCAGAAGGTTTTCTACTATCTAATGTCACAATAAGTTTATTTAAATCTTCTTTTAAGTCACAAGTAATAACACCTTGTCCTGATATAGAATTATATCTTAATATAACATTCACAAAATTCAAAATAAAATTTTCACCAACTGATACATAAGGAACAATAACATTTGCGTTGTCATAAAAATCATTACCTTCAATTGTTATACTAAAATCTTGTCCTAAATATTCTCCACCTGTATTTGTTAAAAATATATTGTTTGCATAAATTGTATTAACAGGAGAAATTTGTGACCCAATATTATTTATAGTACCTTCAATATCACCACCATCGATAATGACACCATTACTTATTGATATTTTTCCCAATGCTGGTAAGTAAATATTATTAGCGTATAAATTATTTAAATATCCTTTATCAACAAAAAATCCACCATCAGCACCTAAATTTGTTAAATATAATGTTCTCCATTTAGATGTTATACTTCCAAGATTTAATGTTGCTGTGTTTGGAATAAAACTAGTGTCGCACGTAAGAGCATTAGAACGCTCTGTGGACGATGATTTGGAATAACCTATGTGTTCTACCCATAACTTCTTATAGCCTCTATAAAGTGCCCCTATGTCATCCCTATTGTGTTTTAAAGGAAGGACGTTACCATATGTGTGAATATTTCTACCGGCAACAAATAAAATGTCTTTATCTACTCCTAAATAATCAGAAATGTCAGTATCATCTTGTTCTGTCAAATTCCAAATTCTATTAATAATTTCTTCAGAAGTTGCCCAATCAACATCAGCATATTCATCATTTAATGTAATAAGATGAATATCATTTAAACTTCTTATTAATAAATCAGATTGGTGTGTTGCAGTTCCAACACCATCACTAGCACTTGTTCTATATGAAGAAATGTTTCCATAAAAATATTTTGTGTTGGGAATTGATGTTAGATATTTATTATCACCATCAGTTGTGATCATTGCGGAACTATAATAAGGCCCACACATTACATCAGAATTATAAAATCCAGCTTTATTATCACCAGCATTTATTTTAATATAGAACCCATCAAAGTTTTCACTTGTTAATATATCGTCAATTGAATCATCAAACATTTCTAATTTATCCGATAATATTAAATGATTCCACCTATTTGATGCAGAAGAATTATATGTCCCCAATCCAAAATCTTTATCATATTTTGGAATAACAGAAAATACATTATAAGGATTTAAATTAGAACATTGCCCATACATATCAAATGCAAAATCACCATCTGCATTTGTTCTCATTAATGTTCTTATTCTACTCTCATCTGTATTTACATATTGCAAACATAATTGATCTAAATCAGATTCTTCACTTTGATTAACTTTATTTACTCTTTCAAAAGTAGAAACTAACATTTTCGCTACACCTGGAGAATCCGCAGATAATATTGCAGACCTATCATCCAAACCTAATCTGTTGCTAACATAAACAGACCCATCATAAAGTAAACCATATTGTCCATCTTCATTTGACACTCTTTGCCAGTAATCTGCACTACTACTAAAGAAAATATCTTCAAAGTTTGCGCTCACCGCTTGACAATCAATTTGAAAATCTAATACAAATTCACCAACAGAAAAATTTGTTGATGATGCAACAGAAGAATTTAATATTTGTGTTTCCGGAATTATTACTTGAGCAAAAAGTGTCGGTTCTCCTGTAACTATCATATCTCCTGTATATTTTACAGTAAAAAGTGCTAGTTTATTAAACTTAATTTGATTATTATTATCCGTTCTAACAACAACTTTAAAATTTGCTCTACTATCTCCTGATGTAACTACTTGTTGATATGATACACCTCGATATAAATAGTTTTCATCTGGATTTACTAATGATTGTGGGCCAAATGCGGCAGATGTTAACCCTGATGTCGCATAATAATCATCTGATAGATACCAAGATGCACCTAAAGAACCTGGAGACAAAACATCATTTGCTGTAAAATATGATCCCACAGCACTAGTATTATATGTATTGATTTTTAATCCATTTTCATGAACATAATTTGTCAATTCATATCCAATACCTGATGTTGATATAGATTCATTTCCAGTATTGACAATATAATCTTCAGAATTTGAAATTGCATATGTTCCTGAACAATTCCACAATATTTCTCCTTGTGGATATAAGTCTGATGCTGATGTATAAAGACTAACATCATTAGATGCGGAATAATCAGCATTCACTAATCCCAATGATTGATCTAATCTCCAATCATAAATAGGAACATAATATTGAATACTTATAAACACACCTTCACTTGCGGCACTATTTATTTCGTTCAATCCGGCACTTGTTATCATTGCATAATTTGGCATTTAAATCTCCGTTTATAATTATTTATATATTTCATCAAATATAAAAATCTGCATAACCATCAGATTTTAAAACTAAATGTTTTCTTGTTCTAACATAAGGTCTAACATACAATGTTGCATAAGCATTAAATTTTGCAGTAACACCATCAAAAACTTGATTAATTGCTTTTATTGATAATATAGCTTTACCAATTATATTTTGTTTTTCGACATCGATTGAATAATTTCCACTCTCTTCTAAATCATAATACAGCTTAAAATGTGGCGTTGAAAAATAATTATCTGGAATATCAGATATATCTTCAACTAAAGATTCTATATTTAAATTTGTCGTTTGCCAATTGTCACCAAAACCTTTTTGTAATGCCTTTAATGTTTCCCAAAACTTTTGTCTATTATATTTAAATTCTTCCCATTGTGATAATATACATTTTATCTCTTGAATCTCCTGAAAACTCATCCCAGGTTTAATTAAATATGGAGATAATGAATCAATACTATTTATTCCTTGTTTGTCCATGTAATCTAATGTATAATAATAAACAAAATCACCAACTAAACCAAAACTATACATTGCTAATTTTATTGCTGATCTCGTGCCTTTTATTTCATACCAAGTAGATAAATTATTCATTAAAAATCTTAAATATTTTTTCTGATTTGCTTCCTCATTTCCACCAACATAATCATAACCCACATTATCTCTACTTAAATCAACATTATCAAATCCTAAATTAGAACCATAAAATTGTATAAGTTCTATCGGTATATAATCCGGATCAACTAATTCTGTTAATCTTTGTATCTTTTCTAAAATAGATATTTCTTTTGTGTTTATTAAACAACTTCCTGACAAATCAATAATTTTTACATCATTGGCCGGTGTATCTAAACTTATTGCTGATGTTGCTGACACAATATAACTGTTATGCTCATATGAATGTTCAACCGCTGATAATGAACACGCAGATGTCATGCAATATGTTATGTCTAAATCTTGAGCACTTAAACCATATGAACGATCTCCATCATACATCTCATTTAAATATTCCTCAAAAACTTCAACTAATTTTTCTGTGTCCGTGTTGTTAATATATTCAGGAAGATAAGATACTAAATCTATCTGTTTATCTTGACCAATTCTAGTAACTTCTGGCCCATATAATGTAATAAACGATCTTTTTATTTCAGCCATTATAATTCCTCATGTTATCAAAACTATTAAAAGTATTAAAATTTTTAATAGTTTTATTTATAAGGTTAATTCTTATTGGGTTCAACACAAACCCTCTATCCAATAGATCAGAAATAATCTTTTCATTTTGGATTACTTTTCTTAGGATATTAATACTACCATTAACATCAGCATTGATTAATTTTCCAGTATTACTTTGAAATAAACCACGTTTAATTCTTTTACCTAAATACTTTTCATGTTTCTTAATTGGTTCTAAAGCCAAGCTATCGCATTTAGAAGTATAAGATTCTTCATGAGTGATGACATTGATACCGACTTCATCAGCTTTGTATTTAATCATTGAAATTAATTTAGCGTGAGGAATATTAACAAAATTTTGATTATTTCTTTTGCCGATATTAATTTTATTTTTCCAATTTTTATTATAACCAATTACGACATTTTTAATTTTATGTTCAATGCAATAGTTAATAATAAATCTTGAGGTTTGATGTAAATAATTCTGTATCTGATTGTTTCTTTTAAATGTTAATCTATTAATCTTGTTTGAAGTTCCTTTATCACCAACATATTTTTGAAGTTTAGATTTAATTTTATTATAGAAGTGATTTATGGATTTAATAATTTTACCATTTATAATGAAAGTTTTACCTACATTATTTACACATGTAGCTAGATTATTTAATCCTAAATCTATACTTAAATAATTATTATTATTAAAATCTAATTCTTGTGGAGTTATGGTATACACAACTTCAATTACATAACATGTAGCTTGAGGAATTATTCTAACTTGATTAATATTTTTAACTTTTGTCTTTAATGGTTTTAAATTAACCATTTTAGGAAAATTAATATTACCATCATTAATTTTTAAAACTTGTGATGTAAATATTACAACATTTCTGCCTCCTGTCTTGTGTTTATACTTGGGTAAATTTGGTATACCTTTACATTCATTTGGATGTACATGATAATCCTTTATAGATTTAAAAAATGAATTCCAATTTTTATATAATAATTTTATTATTTGCTGTGAGGTCTGTGCTGGTAATGACCTATAATCCTTTTGATTTGTTTTAGCTAAATGTGTTGTTAATTTATATTCTTTAATCTTATAATATATTTTTTCTATCTCTTCATTGTCTTTAATTTTCTTTATTGTAAAACTTTCAATCAAATTAATTATTTCAGGATCAAGATTATCATGACGGTTTATATATACCTGTCTAAGAATATAATTACAATAATTATATAAATTCTTAGATAAAAAACACAATTCATCTAAATTTTTATCATTAATCTTTATGTGGCGTTCTGCTCTTTGCATATTATGTTTACTTTTTAATTATTTATATCTTCTAAAATTATTAAAATTTCCTAATAACATAACAATTAATATTTTTATCACTTTTCTGCACTATAAAGCACTTCTAATTTAACATCATATTCTTGTCCATAAAATCCGCAATATATACATTCCGCTATATTTGATGCGCAACTAGCATAATCATTTGCTCCACTCGTTACTCCATAATCAAACCACCATCTATATTCAGTAGGTTCATACAATCCTTCATATTTACCTTTTGGAATATGATTATAAACTTCAAATGTTACATATAAAGGATTCTCACCACTTACTGAAGTTGCACTAAATTGATAATCAAAATATTTTATTCCTGTTGCTATTTCTTCAGGAACTATTAATCTTAACGTTACAGGTATATAATTAGCAACACAATTTACTCCCGCTGATAATGTCGGAGTTAATGTTAATGTGGGAATAGTATATTCAGCAATACCATTTGTAAAATCCCCACCAAAATAAAATGCTCCAATATGACCTGTTCTAAATCCAGAAGTGCTTGTTTCTATTGAAAATTCAGAACCCAAAACTTCTTCATTATCATCGTCATCAATTATTTTTACAAAACAATGTTCTGCTTCTGGTTCACTTATTAACCAATTATATGATAAAATAGTCTCTGGATCTTCGTCACCCGAAACAGAATATAATTCTTCCCAAGTATCACCGCTTGTGCGAGATAAATATAGGGTGTTGGTTCCTAATCCTGTATACCAACTAAAATTATAATATTCACCTATATACAAAATTGACATTTAATTTCCACCATCAGTTATAAATCTAGGAACAAAACATTTTAATGATGTTATTGCAGTATCTAAACCTAATGTATCATCAGGCACATAACCAATCCAAGGATTTGTATATGTTCCCCTTGGTGTTGAATCCGGAATTATTGCTTTTACTATTTCTGAACTCCATTGAATTATATCCAATGAAAAATTATTTATTTTTGCAAAAATAGTACTTGTTGAATCTATCAAATTGGTTAAATAATATGTTAATGTGTCTAATCTTTTAATTTTTATTGGTGATATTGAATCAATAATTGTTGGTTCATTATATGAAAATGCCGCCCCCAGCATGAACACGCCATTTGTTGAATATGTGTTCTGGTTGGCATATATCAGTTTTATTTGATTCTCACTCCACACGCCAGTATATAATTGAACTTCATCAAGTTTTCCGTCAAATGCACTGCCAGTATTACCCAACATAAAATTATTAATTGCAGCCGATAATCTAGCTGGCACCGCTCCACCAACGTAGGTATTAAAACTAGATACTTTCCCATTTCGAGCGTATCTAAAACGATTATTTGCCGTTTGTGTACTATCAAAAATTAAGGTCATCATTGTAAATTCAGTTGCAGGGAAAGAATCTATATACGCACTCTTAACTGCATATTTAGTACCAAGAGAATCGTACTCACAATACATCTTGCCATCAGTATAGGTATAAACCCGTGTTAAATTAGGAGCTACTATGAAATAATCTATCTGATTAGCGACGTCTTGATTGAACCATAAGTTGACCGAGAATTTATAAGCACTTGTTAGCTGAGTAACTGGATACGAGCTACTTGAGTTATTACCATTGAACTCAGCACATTTACCAATTTTTCCAGCTGATCCATATACTAAATTAGCATCAGTAGCAGTATAATTTTTAGATATGTCAATTAATTTACCACCAGCAGTATCACCAGTAATACTTAAAAACACATCATCAGTGCCACCGTGTATATCCTGCCAAATAGCAACACCATTCTGACCCCCAGCCGTACCGCCAACTTGACCGTATAATAACGTACCACCAGTAAGCGCCGACTGAGCTGGGTCTTGTAAATAGCACTGAAATGGCTTAGTAATCACCGTACAGGGAACCGCTGAACCTACTGCTGTGGTCAATACGAAATCGGTATAGTTTACAGTGTCGGAACAATGTTTTAATAAGCTATCGAGTCCATAGCCGGATAACACAAGAGGTACTTTTGTGTCTGCTGTGTACACATAATTCGTGTCCACTTTAATAGGTAAATAATGTGTAGACGCACCATATTTAACAGGAGCAGAAACAATTAACGTGTCAGAATATGTGAACATAAACATAAACAAAATAAACAATAAGTTTTTCATTCTATTTTCCCACAATTTTAATTTTGTCTGGGACATCTATAATATTTTCTTTTATATTATCGATTTCATTTTGATATTGTATTTTTTCATCATCATTCAAGTTGTTTGATAATAACACAACCGATTTTAGTTCGTCTAATTTATTTCTAATAGAACTTTTATTTATATTTATTTGATTTTTTATTTCAATCACGTAATCATCATATTTTTTATATTTAATTTTAATGTCTTCAGATAAGTTATCATATTCCTCAATATCCGGAACCTTTAATGTTGAATTTGCTTTTTTATATATTTCTAATTCTTCAGCCGCTTTAAATAATAAATATATTTTTTCTAATGTTTCTGCCATTATATCTCCTTTACTTTTAAATTAAATGTTCTACTTTTATATCATAATTTAAGTATATTTTATAACCACATTCTTTTGCTAACATTGAAAATCCAACATCTTCAAACATTAATTTGCAATATTCATTTCCATCTTTTTCTTTTTCAATTATAGGAAACCTAAACCACGGATAAGGTAACTTTTCAAACACTTCTTTTTTTATTAATAAACAACCAGCACCAACCCAATCAACAGTTTTTAATCCTTTAGTAGTATATATAGATTTTAAAGCATCATCAAAATTTCCATTTTTATCATATTTAAAATTACCACCAACAATCAATTCTTTATTTTCTCTACTTTGATAAGCAGCCGAAATAATATCAACATCATATCTTAATAAATTTTTTATATCTTCAACAGTTGCAACTATATCCGAATCTATGAATAAATAATGAGTAAAAATATCATTTATTTTTTGAAATTTTAAATCAGATTTATTTCCATTAATTAAATAATTTCTTGTTTGTGCTATTGCGGTTCCTCGTTCATATTGCCAAGCACAATTTAAATCAGAATCTAATAATGAATAAATTGAATTTAATGTTTTTTCTTCAATTATATTGTAAAATGGTGTACAAATTTTTATATCATGATAATAACACATAAACAGTCTTTCTCAAAATTAAACTACTTCATAAAAAAACGATCCTGCCGCACCTTTATCGCCAGATGTTGTCCAATTGTCATCACCCAAAACCGAAAAACCATTACCTTTTGATATTATAATTGTACCATTGGCACCTTCATATGATAATGTTGCCGGAGTATCCGAACCATCATCTTTTGCTGGTACAATGCCACACATTGGCCCACTACCACCCACGGCATCAACAGAAAATCTAGGATTTGACGGTAAGGTAAAAGTAAATTTATTACTATCACTTGTACCAACAATATAAAATTCACAAAATAATGTTCTACCAAGATATTTATAATAAATATGTTTTGCTGTTGTTGATGCAAAACCCGACAAATTACAAGAATCACTATGTTCTGTCCAAGGAACGGTATATATGTCTGGATAACCACCCGTAACATCAACATAAACACAATCAGTTCCACTAACACCCAAACTTAATGGTTTTGCACTAGAACCGCTTGTATTGATTTTAACATAATCTGTGGTATCAGAAATCATTATTGTTGCAGATGTGGTTCCAATTTCTAATTGAGTATTTAAAAAATCACCTCTAATTAATGAATTATTTTCATTTCTTATTTCTAATCTATCATCAATAGTATTTTGATATCCTGATTTTTTTCCAATATTAACACAATCATCAGCACTTGCCATGTATCCTGAATAAAAACCTAAATTTATATTACGTTTTCCTACGCCTCTATAATTAGCAATATCACCAATAGAAATAGTATCATCAGCACTAGCTATATAATTTGTATTATAACCAAAGCCAAAATTATTTGTTCCACTTAATTGATAATTAGAAGTATCGCCAACACCTATATTTTTAGCGCCAATTAATTCATAATTTGCTTTATTTCCCAAAGATATATTTTTTGATCCACTAGAATAATATCCTGCTTGATACCCTTCATGTATACCACCATTAGAGTCCGCCCCATTTGAACTTTGATATCCAGCATAAGGCCCAACATTAATTGCTGGATATGTAGCATCATTTCCGGCATGATGACCAATATTTATTGAATTTTCTGCTCTATTAGTTGCTGAAGTTTTACCATCTTCGCCGTCAGAATCAGGTTTAACTGATATTACAATAGTATTATCGTCACAATAAATTCTTTTAAATCGTACTACTTCATCTATTCCAGCAAATCTAGTAACAGCACTAGTAATACTATCTTTTCCACCCCAAAAACCAGCACTAGTATTAGGATAAAAATATGACAATGTGCTGTTACTTTCAAATCCAATTTGTTTAGGATTAACCGCACTTAAATTTTCAGTTTCTATATGTAAAATTCGTCTTGCTGCTGATGTACTCATTGACTTTTCCTATCTAAATACATGGTGGATTTATTGCATCTTGTAAAATTATCTCTCCGTCTATTGAATCTTGAATGATATATGTTTCGGTATAACTATCTTGAATAATACATTCTTCTTCTATACAAGTATTTATATATTCTGATCTATTATATCCAAATAAACCAGTTTCATATTCTGAATATGCTGAAAAACCATACCCTGGATTTGCCGGACATGAAATTCCTTCAAATGGTTCAATTTTATCTTTATTTAAAATAACATAACTTAAAGATTTATTATAAAGGTCGCTCCCACTTAAAAATGGGAATATATCATAATCAACAAAATCCCACGAATATTGATTATTAAAAACGTCTGTTGAACCAAAAGTATAGCCTTTGTTATAATATTCATTAATTAAATCTATTGACTCAGTGAAAACTGTATTTAAAAAAGTTAATTCAACATCAGGACTTGAAATATTTACATATCCCAAATTGTGCGTTACTGTATCAACAAAACTTGTAAACATTTCTTCATTGTTTGTCCCCAAACCAATATTTTCATAATTTATTCCTAGTCCTAAACATGGGGAATTTGCTGAAAGAAAAAAACTATCATATGCAGAAGTATCATAATTAGTTCCATCTAAATATTTTAAAATCAACGGATCGTTATCAAAGATACTATGTTCATCAGCACCAACAATTTCACTTTGATAAACATAATCACCGAAATTATAAAAACAATTATTGTCTATAACGCATTTATCGTAGTTTGTAATATTCAACGCAAAATTACTTGTAATTTCAGACCGCCCATAAAAAATATTATTATGAATTTCAAAATCAGTTTCAATGTCCTCTGCATCTACCCAAACACAACTAATTCCCGTTGCTCCTGCCAAATTATCAACAACAAACAAATTATTTTTTATTTTTACTTTATTTGTTCCACTTAGTGAAGACAAAACGCCAACAGTATTATCTGCTCTTAAAATAAAAACATTTTTTTCAATGTCAATAGTCTCATATTCACCATCAAGAGTCACACCATAAAATTGTTGTGTGTCAGAAAAATTATAACATAAATTTTCTTTTATTCTAATTCCATTACACATAGCAGAAGAATCTAACTGTATGACAGTTAAATCCGTGACGGTTTCAGACGTATCATTAATAGAAAAAGAATTATTATTAATATTACATTTATTTGAATTTAAAATATTTATTACATTCATTTTATTCAGGTTCTTCTATAGAAAAATTAAAAATATTATTTTGTGTGTTTATAAATGTAGAATTTTCTATTTTTATAACGTCAGAATTATTTGAATAATCTGTTGTTGAAAACTCATTATCATTAATATTTATATTATTTGTATTTAAAACATAAACAAATTTTCCACTATTTGATGTTTTGTATAAATGTAAATGTTTTAATACCGATCCGTTTGCATATAAACCTTCAAATTTTATACCATTTCCACTAGGTTTCAAATATATTTTAGGTCTAACATTATAATCACTATCAGCGACAATATTAACTCTAACATTTATATTGATGTCGTATGATGTATCAACAACAGAATATTGATTTATTGATGCCAAATCATTTGCGTTTTTTACCGGATTAAAAATTCTTATATAATCATTATCCATCAAATTAATTTTTGTTGCTGGATCAATTAATAATTCATAAAAATTTTTAGCTCCCTTTTCCCTAACATTATATGGAAATGTCCCACTAGAGGCTTTATTTGCTCCATTTATAAAATAATATGCCATTATATATCCCCTAATTCTATCACACCTAATTCAGATTTTAATGTACATCCAACCAATTCTTTATATGTATAATCTCTATTTTTCCATGATGTGTTTTTTAATCTTACATAACCCAAATTAAAACTATTAACATACCCATGCCACACAATAAACATGTCATATGCTAATGATAATGATAAATTTGGTGTAAAATAATTATTATAATCAGTCGTTTCTTTTATATTATACACAATTCCGTTTGAAATTTTAGAACCAGCAAAAGAAATTTCTTTTTCTTCTGAAAAAGGAGATGCTGTATGAACATCAACAATCAACATCCAAGGGCCATATAAACTTAAATCCCAACCGTCAACTTCATAATACATCCCAGAATTAAGTCTAAGCGTGGAATACAAAGTTCTAAAACCTTTACATAAAAATTTATCATTGTAATTACCATTTCCATTTTCTTCAACCCTTTCTTTAAATAAACTATATGATAACGGATAATCTTCTGAACCACCAACATATGGCAATCCAAATTTAGATTGTAATTTCATATAACCAAATCCACAATATTCATTTGTGTCTACATAGAGTAATAATTTACTATCTTCATAGTCTATATATTCCTCATCGAATACCGCAGTTTCAATCCAAGTTAAGCCATCAAGAGAATAATAAAACTTCAATCCGATAGTATCTATAACAATTGGAGTATGTACTATTTTTATTTTTAATTCTCTTAGCGAATTCACACAACGCAAATCTCTAGTCAACCCACATTTTTTTAAATCATATTTCACATATCTCACGGTTTCATCATAATAATAAATTTTTATTCTATCATTATTATAATCCCATTGTATTTTTAAAACATTATTTGAATCGGAACTCAAATTAAAATATGGGTTATAATCTCTATTATTTCTTATAAAAGAAAACTCAAATTCAAAATCATAATGCACATATTCAGTTACTAATAATGTTGGTGTGCTTGCACTAGGACAATATGCTATATTATCATCCCACATATCCTGTGTTGTATAATTAGTTTTAAATTGAGTAGACCACCCAACATCAAGGCCATCTTCAAAATCATCATAAATTACAGTCTCTTTTGTCCACCAAACATCTTTATCATATATTTCATTTAAATTTACATAATATTCATCTTGAACATTATTATATATTTCTAATGGAAATCCTTTATAATATATTGCACCATCTTTTTTTCTTGTTGCAAAATAAACATTATATGTTCCAGAAGAATTATACCTATTTGTGTTTGTATATATTCCTCCCGATGTAGAAAATAAACCAAAATTATTATCCAAATAAAAATTTTCTAAATTTAAATTATCTTCATCAAAATCTTCACCCCAAGAAGTAAACACAACAAATTCATTATCACTATTACTATTATTAACCGCAGACACAGTTATTTCATCAAAACAATGTGCTGATGTTGCCGAGACATAAAAGTCATTATATCCATCTGATGAAGTAACAAACAGAAAAACATCAAAATCAAAATTTCCGTCTGATTTTACTAAAAATGGGTATTGACTATTTACTTGATACCAATCATTTTTTGAATGTAATTTCACATTTATATTGTAAATTCCATAATCATCATATGAGTGTTGAATTCCACCTGATGTAATTGCTGAAGTTGCCGAATCATCAAAATCCCACTCATAATATGAAGGATAATATGTGCTTTCATATGCAGAACTTCTATTTACAAACGTAACATTTTCACCAATATCAGATGCTGATAATGAAGCAGAAACATAAAATTGTGGTGTTCTATTAAATGTTAAAGGGCCAACACCATCTCTCAATTCACTAAAAACATAATTTTTATTATTATAATCACCAAGAGAATTATAATTATTTTTTGGTGTTCCGGATATCGAAATGTCAATCCAATTATTATGTAAATAATTAAAATTGTTTTCTTGACTTAATGTTGCCAAATTAGAATTAAAAATAGATGGTATAGAAAAACCAAATTCATTATTTCCTTGTTCAGATAATAAATTATAATATTTGACATAAACATCATCACCAATAGCACTCAATTCTGAAGTAAACACACAACTATCAACATTTAAATTTATTTTTAAATCATTAAAATTAACATAACTTGAACTTTCACCACCAACAGATTCTGCATAAGAAGTATTATTAAATACCTGACTTTTTATTATCTGCCACTTATCTTCATTAGGATATCCAACAAACTCATCAACACCAACCACAATACTATTTAAAATTGTATAATTGCAATTTTCACATTTATCGTTTATTACCGCCATTGAACCACTTAATGATTTATTATTTAATAAACAATAATCAATAATCACATTATTATAATTTTTAAATTCAAACGAATTAATATCTTCATCTACATTAGCTTTTTTATTTGTATAAAATTTATCATTAATTAATCTTAATGTGTTATTTTCTCTATAAACAATATCAACATCATCTCCAAATGAAAATGCTGAACATCCACCACTAACCTGAAAATTACCATTCGATATCTCTACATCATCATCATTTGTAATGAAATTAACTAAATCAATACTTTCATCAGAATAAATCGTTATTGTATATGGCGTTTGATTAATATTAAAATTATCTTTCCAATTTGTTATTTTTATTTTTCTATTTTTGTGCGGTGTTTCTAAAAAAGTATTGTTTCCTAATAACCCCTTTGTGCTTGAACCAACTATACCCAAACCAACATTACCAGACAAATAAAAATTCTGATCAAAATCATGATCATATTGTAAATATTCTCTAAATTGATTCAAATTTAATGGATTAGATTTTAATCCTGTTTTAGTGTAATCATTACAAACAACGACATCATTATCATCCAATACCGAACTAGCCGATGTGGTTCTATTTAAATTCACATAAATATCTGTATATGTGTTTATTAAATTATTTGTATTTTGTATTGTTCTTTTTGCATTTGTATTATAAGTAATCGATGTTGAACCTGAACCACTAACAACAAAATCAACATAATCAATATCATCTCTATATTCATCCACACCAACGTCATATTCTACTGAATATCGACCAACACCAGAAACCGACAAAGAAGAATCCCATGTATATTGATATACCCCAGGAGACAATGTAGAATCAACGGCACTCATAGATTCCGCTTGTGTTGTCCAACCTGTGTTTTTAAATGTATTATCATTAAAATCTAAATAATAACTATCATTTAAATTTCTTATTGATAATGTTGGCGATAATCCACTTACACCATTACCCAACCAATCAGTAACAAATAATTCTAAATACACATCTTCATTTAAATATGATTCTATTGTTATCATTTTACGTTTTCGGTTTATGTTTAAAAACTATTTTATTCTTCAATCATATCTGTTATAAAATAAACCATATCTTTAGGAATTGCATCTAACTCATTGCCATTTATTTTATACTTATAAATATTTATAGTTTCTGTTTCTGATAAAAATTTATTAAGTGTCTCTATATCATTTTTATAATCAACAGATATTTTTTGAACATCATTATTAAAAATAGACACCACTTCACCTTCTAATATTTCTTTTTTATCAACTTTAGTTTTTAATTCTTCTCTCAACATATTAACTTTTTCATTAAACTCTTTTAAAATAATAGATTTTGTTTCTTCTATTGCATCAACAAAATTATTAGTTTCCTTTAGATTTAACGACAACTTATATGAAAAATTAAATGGGATTTTTATTTCCTCATCTTCATATATTTTTTTAATAACATTATAAAAATTTAAAATGTCAATTTTCTTCATTTCAATGTTCATATTTTTTCTCCTTAAAAATGGTAATGATTCTCGTTTTACAAAAACATTTTTATTTACATAAATTATTTCGTCTATCAATTTAAGATTATCACAAAAACCTATATCTTCACCAACAAATTTGCCCGATCTTTTTGGATAAAAATAAAAATCAACTATTGGGGCGGGTTTTTCCCCACCATCAGTTATTTTTGTTCTATTTAACATCTTTTTAAATACACAAGATTTTATTAAATAAAATCCTGTTCCAATATTTCCAACCGATATTATTTTATTCTCTACTATTTCATTCTCTAAATAAATTTCTTTTTCATTATGGTCATACTCAAAAAATGACGCATATTTATTAGCCAACAAATACCACCCAGAAGCAATATTAACGTCCATATCCAACAGAATATTAAAATCCTTTGTCGTGAACATTTTTCTATTATCAACACACAAAAACCCATCAAAATATTCCAATGCCGATCCGATATAATTATCACAAGTCCCCATTAATAATGGATGATTAATCCCTAAAATTCTATTTGCTGCTATAGTAGAACCGTAAACCGGAAAAATTTCAAATTGTATATCCGTTCTATTTCTAACTAATTCATTGATCGATTGCGCCGTGCCTTTTGATAACGTCACATCACACGGCATAGGTATAATTATTCTAATCTTTTTCATATATCTCTATCTATGTAGGTATAAGCGCCGGAATTCTAACTGTTATTGTACCATTAACAGTACAAGTAATAAAACTTGTTGTTGATGCGCTAACCAACTGAGTAATTGTTCCATTGTAAACAAAATCATTAAACTCTAATGTGTTGCTATCAAAACCAAAAAATTCTCCATCATCACTAATTCCAAATCTTTTTGTTCCAGTGGCAGTCACCACATCATTTGCAACATAAAAATCTATATCTGTAGCCGCTACATATGAGGCATTACCCCCACCTACACATATAATTGAACTTCCAGAACCATTCAAAGTATAAAGTAAAGATGTATTATAACTAGTACTATAATGTGATGACGCAATTATACCATATTTGAGTACATTATTTGATCGGCTTGTTGCTGAGAAATCCCCGCCAATTTTTATACATTCTCCACCATAACTAATATCTAAATATGCATTAGGAATTGCAACAGCCATACCACCAACACCCAATTTTCCGTCAGTACTCAATGTCATCCGTAATGTTGGTGAAAATGTTGTTCCAGAAGTTCCAGGTGATGGATTAGAATACCAACTATGACTACCCAATAATTGCCAATAAAATGATGTTTGTTCATCCGCTATATTTTTAAAATCAGAAGCACTCAAAAAAATATTCGCCCCAATAATAATATCCGAAGCATTTGGTAAACCTGAACGAATATATCCACCTTTACCAATACCAATAACATCATATGATGTATTAGTATCATCTATAGTTCTACCAAAAGCTAATTTTTTTCCATAAATTTTAACGTCTCCACTAATTGAACATGTTGATCCATCATCAAAGGTAATACTATTTCCAATAGTTGGAGTTGCACCATTGATATATTTTACATAATAATTAGTTGTTCCTGTTCCAAATGGTATTCCACTTGGTAAATCCGCTGCCGAAATATTAGAAGCAACATAATTAGTTCCGTTTCCCCGAAGATATTTACCACTCGTTGCGGCATCATTTATTCTAAATCCACTACCAGCATTTATAATATTTCCACCATCAAATTGTGTATAATACGTCCCGACTCCTCCCCTTATACGCATAGTCATTCTCTCAGAAACCGACAGATAATCACCACCAAAATAAAAACCAAATGCCGCATTACAAGCAGCATATGATGAATCTTCAGAATTATTATATGAAACAATCTTAGAAAAAATAGCAGAATTATCATTAAAATTATGAGTAAATGCTATAGCACTACCAATCCCACCACTATAATAATCTGTAGCATAAGCATTATTAATATTTAATACCGTTGCGGCCCCAGCTTGATTGTGTACTATTTCTAAAAGATACCCTGGAATAAGTGTGCCTATTCCAACATAATCAGTTAATGTAGTAGGATATAATACTCCACTACCTCTATTCCAATGTTGCACGGTACTAATATCAGCAGACGTTATAGCTTTTGATGACAATACTCCTGTTTGCGAAGAGTAAAGAAAACCACTTGTATAATAATTAAATGTAACAATGCCACTTGATGAAACTCTTAATTTTTCAGAAAGTGTCCCATTCAACATTGTTGACACAGAAAAAGCACTATCTTGTGATGATGCAAATGGTGGAATTCCGGTAATATATCTCCAATAACTTTCTGCAACAAATGATATTTTTCCTAAATCAACATCATAATTTCCCAAAATTTGATGATATGCCCGTTGTTTAAATGATATTCCTATTCCTGTTCCTGCTCCCAATGCAGAATCATATGTGGTGTTTAAAATGGTTATAAAATCAGAAACACTACCTAAAGTTCCTGAAGTATACAAATTTATTTTTCCCGTAGCAGAAATATCCACCCCATCATCAAGTATTATACCGTTGCCTGTTGTCGGGATTGATCCGTCAATATATTTTACATGATAATTAGTTGTTCCTATTCCTATTGAAACACCATATGGCAAATCTCCTGACAATATAGGAGACGATTCAAAAACATTACCATTCCCTCTTAGATAATTTCCACTCGTAGCTGAATTATTAATTCGATATCCTGACAAACTATCTACAGTTCCATCAACATCAGCACTAATACCAACACCTAATTTATTGTAAATTGTCATATCACCAAAATAAATATTATTATCTGGAATTTCAATTTCTTCTAATTTTCCAGATACCATAACATCACCATCACTAGATACAGCAACAAACATCCCATTTTTATAAATTATAGATTGCCATGTACTACTTTTAGCATTATTTTTGTCATACCAAGTAATACCATCGATACTTATCATCAATACCGAACCAGACAATGATGTTACAACAAACAATCCATTACCATAACACACACTCCTCCACGATGATTCCGATGACGCACTTCTACTAAACCAAGTAATACCATCATTTGATGTCATTATTCTATATGTTCCAGTAAACGCAACAGCCACAAATAAACCATTACCATATGTCACAGATTGCCAAGAATTATTTTCGGGAGAACTAATACCACTCCAATTAATACCATCATTTGAAGTCATTATTCTATATGTCCCATTAGAAGCTACAGCTACAAACAATCCATTTCCATATGTTATTCCATTCCACTTATTATTTTCTGGCGTTGTTTGACTATTCCAATTTATCCCATCGGTAGAAATCATCACCTTTCCACTCCAAGATGCCGCCACAAATAATCCATTCCCATATGTTACACAAGACCAATCCGAAGATTCTGAAGCGTCTCTTAATGTCCAATTAACACCATCAGGAGAAGTTATAACTTGATTTGTTTCAGTAACAGTAAACGTAACGGCAACAAACAAACCATTACCATATGTCACACTGAGTAATCCACCAATTGAGTGTGTGATTCCCGTCCAAGAAATTCCATCAGGAGATATCATTATTGGCATTGTTCCATTATACGCAACGGCAACAAACAAACCATTACCATATGTCACAGAATACCAATGATTCAATTGTGCCGCTGATGTCAACAACCAAGCATTTCCTCTGTCTATAATTTGTCCATATACTTCTAATTCTGAATTTGGTGTTGCTGTTAAATTTCCAATACCAACACCTTCAAATATAGCATTACCAGAAACATTAATATTTCCGATTTGAGAAATCCCAGGGGTTTCTGGTTGTCTAATGACGTAATTTATTTGATCTGATTTACCCATTATTTATATTCGTACCTCAGATTAGACAATGATATTTTTGCAATTTCAGACCCCAAACTATATCCACCACGAACATATTTATTATTAGTATCTATTTCTTCTTCAATATTACCATTTGTATCCAACATATTCAATCTAATCAAATAACTCAAATCTTTATGAATTTTACCAACAACCTTTACAAAATCAGAAATCGGATCAATACTAAAATGTGAATTAAATGTGTTGTAATATGACACGGTTTCATTATATCCTAAAAATCTTCTGTAGTTAGTTACACTATTTCCTAAAATGTCAACATAACTATAATTATTAATATTGTTCATATCACTTGGCGATTTTTGATCTCTTGCTGCTTCAACTAATACATCGTATATATTTTTAATAAAATCATTAAAGAATGTTCTCTCAGAAATATAATTATTTAAATCTAAAACCTTTTCACTTAAAGTATGAATATCATTATTTGTAATTTCAATCACTACATTAGTAACTCTACTTCTAACTCTAAATGTAAATTTATTATAAAATTTTCTTAATTCATTTACTTTTTCATATGAACTTTTATTCAAATAACTTAATAATGATGTACCAAAAAGATTTATAATATCATATCCATATTTGCTTAAAATTGGATCTTCTGAACCAAAATAAAATTTATTATCATTATTATTAACACCGGCGGTAATATCTTCTGGTACAATTTTTATGTCCGATTTTAAAATACCGACATTATCTTCAATTAGATTTGTAATATTAGAAACTCTCACTGGAACATTAAAATCAGCATTCAAATCTAACCAACTATATATAGAATTATTAACATCCTTTTTAATTTCTTCTTTATCATATAACGATTTAACATAAACAGTACCTTCAACATTAAAATTTTGTATTATTGGTGAAACATATATATTTTTAATGTTCATCATACTTCTTGTATTTAAATCTTCAACAACATCAGTTATTCTTCCACTAATTTCACCCTTATCTGTTACAGAAACAGAAAATAAATCTCTATTTGATAATGATAAATCATCTGCTAAATCTCCAAAACACGAAGTAATATAACAAGGTGAACTAGAATCAAAAGTTATTTCAAAACGATTATTAGTAGAGTCCCATGTAACAACAGCGGCCCCATCATTAGTAAATGCGTTTTCTGTATAATTAGCATTATCAAAAGCATTAGCTCTTGCATCTTTAAATATAACCATCTGTTCATTTAATTTTGATGCTATTGTAGACATATCAGCATTGGTATTATTTAAATTAGATATATCAGCGGATAAAGAACCTGATGTAAAAATATTACTAGCATTATCAGTAACATCAGATTGATACCAAAAATTTAATCTAGCATTAACATCATAATTACTTGACAACAGTGTAACGTTTATAGATGAATCAATTTGACTTCCTGATATTTTATTATAATAACTTGTAATATCGTAACTTTTCAATTGATTAGCTAATTCTTGTCTTGTATAAATATTAAAATAACTTTGAGTTTGAATTTCATCGGGGTCATAATCCAAATCTAAAACCGCACTATCTAATCCTGTATTGGCAGTTTTTGAAAAATAACTATCACCAGTAAAATCATAAAGACTACCAATAACAGTAAAAAAAGACACATTGAACATTTTTATGTCAGCAAAAACACCAGATTTATCTCGTTCTTCTTGTTCTCCCCAAGCCAAAGCATTTTTAACCGTAATGGGAGTTTTTAATGATTTCAAATAATTTATATAATCATTTTTAGATACTAATCTTTCTAAAGAATAAAAAACTTTTGGTGCATTAAATTTAATTGAATCTATTTCTTCAATATCAGCTCCACCAACTATATTAGAATTCATTTCAAAGGTGACTTTATCTGTGATATCAATTCCAGTATTAGTAAAAATATTTCCAGAATATGTTATTGTATTTCCAATAACGCCGGTTTTATTTGCCACCGAGCCAGTTGTTGCTAAATACTGAACATACACATTATCTTCTCTTGTCAATGCGCCTTTTGAAGCAAATCCACCATCACCAAAAATAACCTCTATCATTTCATCAGGAGTAGTTCTAACTAAACAAATTTTTAACGCTGTAGATAAGTCATTAGAATTTAAAGATGTGCTATTTACTAATGACCGCCTATCTATTTCATATAATGTTGTCGCATCTTTTTTATTTCCAACATAAACTCTTGTAACATCATTATGAAAATAATCTTTATCTCCATATATATTACTAAACTCTTTATCTTCAATTTTATATTTTTGAAAATTTGACCCGACTTGTCTATTTGTATTTCCAACAATAATTTTTTCTCTAATTTCTCCTTGAGCAATATCAATAAAATTATCAAATGAATCCTTTGTTATATCTAAAGAGAAATTTGTTGTTTCAGAAATCATTTGTGAAACAATTGTTGAACTAACATTATAAGTAAACGTATTTATTAAAACAAAATCTGTTCCATTTATTGTAAATTTTCCATAATATGGAATTTGAATTTTATTGTCCGCTGTTGGACTTGAATCAAAAACATCAGTAAAATCTCCAGATAATTTAATTTTTAATTTTGCCGTTGCTGGTGTTGCTCTTGTTACAACATAACCCAATTGTCTAGCTAATAAAATAATAGAACTTTTTAATTGTGCTGTATCAAAAAAGCATTCTTCTGCTCTACGTTGTAATAAATAATTTGTTATGTCCGTTGTTCCGGCAAATAATTCAATTAAAGTTTGAAATATTGCCGATTCTCTTGGGTTATCAAATCTAGTATCCGCAGATATTTTATCCCGTATTTGAGATAAAATTTCATCATACGTCAAATTCGTATATTTTAAAAAGTTTGCCATTTGTTATCCTATTATTTTCTTGTTAAATTCTGCCTTTATGCTTTTACCATTTATAATATATGGAATTGTTATCGTTGCTGAATTTTGATCCGGATTAACCATTAACCTAACTTCAGATTCTAAAATTGTTATCCTTGTTTCCCATTTTTTAATTGAATTTACTGTATCATCAATTAACATCTCTAAAAATCCATTATCAATATTATCAAATATTCTTAGTTGAAAATCAGAACCAAATGATGGATTAAATAATCTCTCACCTCTCAATGTTGTCAAAATTAATTCAATAGATTGATTGATGACATCAACATCATTAATCTCGCCGTCTCGATTCATATCTAAACTGAGATCATATGCCCATTTGTTAGTATATTGATAAATATTTAATGCCATTTAATCAAACTTTCTTTCTATTTTTCCACCAACTATCTAAATCTATTAATGTTTCTGTTCCATCATCATTAATTTTATAAGACCTATCACAATATATTTTTACGATTGGATATTCACTAGATGTATAATCAAATGGAGACAATTCCACTTTACGAACATCACAATTTTTTATTCCTTCACCAAAAACTTGAAACATCCACGGTTTATGTTTACCAAACTCTACTTTATTTCCTTCTCCATCATACCATTCAAATCTCACCTCATTTAATGGTTTTTCTACTATGTATTTTTCTAATCGTTCCATATCATATTCCTCATTATAAGTATTTATATTTATTGTATGTAAGGACTTTTAATTGTTACAGGGACAATATTTAAAACACCAGCGGCTTGTCCAGTAACAACATTTACAAACGACCCAATTGGAATTGAAACTTCCAAATTATTTTTTATATGAGTTATAATTTCATCCACAACAGAACTAACAACTCGATCTACTATAATTTCTATTATAGCTTCAATTCCTGTATATTCATTCAAATTTCCTGGAATAACTTTAGATATATTTTTTACCATTTTAGGGTCTGATGAATCAAATGGTTTTATTGTCTCATCTTTTGTTTTTCCTGTTTCAGTATCAACAGACTTATAAGTCATTTCAACTTTTTTTAAATTATCTAAAATTTCTTTTTGTAATTTTAAATTTATTTTAGTGCCTAAAATTTTTTCTTTTAAAACTGCGCTATTTAACATATTAAAATCCTGGGGAGCATTTTGTTCCTGTGTGAGGAGTTCCGGTTATAACACAACTAGGCAAAGCACAAAATGGCCCTTGACCTTCTGGTATAACGGCACCACCATTATCAGTTAAAAATAATCCGTGTTTAAGATTAATACTGCCTTTGCTATCAATTGTTACATTTCCAATAGCATCTATTTCAATTTTAGTTCCGCTTGAATGTTCAAACAAAACAGATTTTCTTCTTCTATTAATTTCAAATTTATCACCATTATCAGTTTCAAAAAATATCATATTGTCAGGATAATCCACATTCTTATTTGTTGGCATTTTACTTTTATTTATAACTTTTTTTCTGTATATAGGGAAATAAATATCACCATTTTGATAATAAAACCAAACAACAGCACCAATAGGAGGGATTATAAGCGATCCCTTTAAACTACCAACAAAATCTTGTTCAGGTAATGCCCACGGCAAATCTTTATCTTGAATTTCACTATTAGATTCTAAACTTTTTATTTTACATCTGCCTAATTTTTCGGGGTCTTTATTGTCTACTACCTTACCGATAAACTCATAATCCAATTCACCACTATAAGAAGACAAATATTCATCAAATGTTCTTCCTATATCAGTCATCAAACTTTTTTTTATAAAATCATTATTTTCCATTTTTCTTATTTTTCTTTATTATTTTTTTAATAAATTTAAAAATTGAAATGAAATTTATTTTTATTGTAGTTTCTTTTTTAATTAATGTCAAAATGTTTTATTGTTCCTGCTTTATTAATACCATATCGTGATAACATAATCTGTTTTTGCAATTGATTTCCTGATGTAACATTATATGTAATTGCAGTCACTAAATATACTCCGGAATAAACATCATTAATTTCACCACCCCTAAAAAATGTGGATGGTAAAGCAACATTGATTTTATCAAACAATTTTACTTTTGTGGATGAATTAATATTCATTGTCATAGATACAGAAAATAAATTGTTTTTATAAAAAATATTTTGATTTATAGCTTTAAAGTAGTCCTTAAACACATTAGGATTACTCATCATTCCCATATTACTTTGTATACAATCTTTCCCATCATAATCTTTACTTTTATTTAATAAATCAGTAATCTTTTTTATACTTGTAATAGTTTCATTTTTCATGTTTCCATTTAAATCATAATAACAATATCGCATCCCGTAATTACTTATATTATTGTAAATTTCAGTTAAATTTAATAAATCATAACTATCATAATATAAAATATCGTTTTCATCATCTGCCATAACAAAATTCTCTGTTCTACCTCTATCATATCTTGCAATAAATGTATTTTCTTTATCTATCTCTTTATTTAATGATGTATATATAAAATTATTATCTACGTTCCCATAAAAAAATATAGTGTCCTTATCTACATATGATCTTTTCAAAATATGATTTATAAAATTAAAATTATTAGAATCTTGATACCAAATCATTTTATCGCTTGATTTTACATTATGAATATTATTAAAATCTACTTTACTTTCCTTAGAAATTCTTTTTAATACATCTTCAGAATTTCCACTAAAACTTCTAGTTCTATGTGGAACAAACATATTCTCCACATATAAATAACCAATAATTTTTATTTTATTATATTGATTATCTTCTGGACTTGCATGAGAAATAAAACTACTTATTATAAAATCTAATGTTATTCCTTCTTCTTCTTTTGTTGACGATAATGTTATTGATATAATATCTTTATCAACAATAGGAATAGATTCTATTAAATCACCCGAATCATAAACGACCATTTCTAATCTTGGTAATATAGATAAAACATTCTCTTTTATTGTTAAATATTCTATATTGTCCGATGGAAAAGAAACGTGTGCTTGATCTGATAAATTACTATTTTTATTTTTTATCTTTATTTCAAGATAAAAATGCTTTGCTGGAACACTCATTATTTAACTTTCGATTTAAACTCTAAATAATAATCTTCAATATCTTGTACATCTGGAATTGCTATATCCATTCCTACATAAACATCATTAAACCAATCATCAATTCTATTGTATTTTGAAATTATCCACCAATAAGTAATATTTCTATATAATCTTAATGAAAATAAATCCGGTCGTTTTAAATCTGTTTGTCTAATAATATCAAAACGTAATGGTCTTTTTATTTTAAATAAATCCCAATGAGACATTATCAAATCTTTTTCTAAACCATTTTCGGTTTCTACTGTCGGCAAAAAATTTGTTCTTTTATATTTATTAAACATTTTTACTTTAACCTATTTTAAAATTGAATACCAGTTCCACCATTAGTAATTTTCCAACCGTTACTTAAAGATTTTCCTACAAATGATGTGGAATCTTGGTAAGTTTTTATCACTTTATCATATTGATCTTTCACATCATTATTTATTTGTGTTGCAGTTCCTTTTATATTTGCATTTTGTTGTGTTGCCGCATTTTGTTGTATTGTAACTCTACCGGCTAAATCAGTAGGAAATAATAAACCCGTATCTTCAATCCCATTCATAATTTTTCTTGATGATGCTTTTATTCTTATATCAACAAACATTGGGCCATATCTTGTTACTTCTTTTGAAAACTCAAAATTAACATCATCGATAACCATATCTGGATGATAAAAATATTGACCGATCTGAATCATAACTGGAGGCGGTGCATCTTTTAATGTAAAATAATCATGAAGATCATCAAAAATATTATCACTAAATGTAAACGCTTTGTCCGTTGCTTCATCTATAATACCATTAGCAAAATTTTTAGATGTATCAATAATAGAAGATGCAGTTGGATTATCAACTATCTTTTCAGCTAAATTTGCTGTACCATTAACCACATTGTGAGCAGTCTCTTTTGTTAAAGCAACTATTTCTGCTTGGTGTTGTGTGATCCATTGTTTGGCATCTGAAATTGATTTTCCTAAATCATTATCTCTTATTCCTGGTAAACAATATTTTATAATATTCAATGCAGACCTAATCGGTTGACCATTACCGCCCCAATCAACAATTCTAAATTCAGGAGAAATGTCTAAATACCCACTTTTTTTCCATAATTTTTTAGATGAATATAATGCACCCAATTCTCCACTCTCGGCCATTTCAGATATTGAACTTGCACCATCTATAAAACCACTAAATAATTTTGCATGACCCCTAGCATCCCATTGTGATGAAATTCCAAATTCTACATTCTTTTTTGTAACGCCAAATACAGTCGCCAATTTATTTCTATTTTTATTATAATAATAAAAATTTGGAGATATTCTAATAACACTATGTCCTGCGGCTTTATATACACTATTACTTCCTATTGTTCTTGATGCAACAGTAGCATCTATCCAAGAACGTTCGTTAAATAGTGATAATTTATCCCAATTGTCATTAGCCATAATTTCCCTTTAAATGCCCCTATAAGGCTCTAGGATTAACGTATTGTTGTTTAGCACTCATACTACCAAAATTAGGTTTGTTGCGCTTCATCTGCTCTCCAAATGCTTCAGCAAGCCTATTAATATCTGACGCTGTTAATGACACAACTAATGTTTGATTTGACTTTACTTTTGCATCAACTTTTCCCAATGGTAAATTAAAACCACCACCACCTTGTTCAGCTTTTACTGACTGAGGTTTTTTACCCATCAATGTTCCAACTCTAAAATCATTATTTATTGTATTTCTATCTCCATATACATCTCTACCTGGAAATGGTTCAACATGCCAAGCCTCATTTTTACCACCAGGATAATTACCCCAATGTAAAAGTGGTCTATGAAATCCATATTTTTCCATCAAACCAAATTTTTCTAATTCTTCCGCATTTACAGATTGAATATCCACAGCATATCCAAAATCATGAACACTTTTACCACCACGATCTCGCTTTGCAGAATTGACTTGAATATTTTTTCCTGTCAAATCATAATATTCTCCTGCCATATTAACAAAATTATTAAACATTTCTGGTTTCAAACCAAATAAATTTGGTTGCTCATATAAAGAAATTCCTTTATATCCTTTTAATGCTCTCATGGTTTTCTCAAAAAAAGATAATTTTTCAGGCATAGTATAACCTTTATCTTTATCTGGTTTTCCAATTTTATTTACAAATTTATTTTTAAATAACCAATCTTTTTTCATGTGAACTAACGGTGGTGAGTTTATAAAATTATCACCATCCTTATTTACATCATCTGAATTTAAACCAACATTTTCTCCTATTTTATTATACATATTAAAAAAACCAGATTTGTTTCCCTTATCCATCTTTTTATTAAACCCAGAATTTTGATTTACTTTATAATTATCACCTTTAACATCTCTAAATAAATTTAAAGCATCGATAGCCAAACTTAATCCTGTCCCTATTCCAGGAAATAATACTGCAACACTAGAAGCTAAATCTAACATTCCACCAACTTTATCACCCTTGTTAAATCTCGAAATTGCTGACATTATACTTAACAATGTTCCAACAACAGGAAGTTTTTTTAAAGCAAACTTTCCACCTTTTCCAATTAATGATTTTAATACTAATGATCCGCCAGCCTTAAAACCTGATTTACTAATAATACGACTCAAACTACTTGCAAATGAAAATCCTGAATTAATAACCTTTGTTGCAGATGATAATCCTTTAATTATTCCACCAATAGAAAATGCCTTTTTAACCCCTGATAATATCTTCCCAATAGTAAATGCATCTTTCAAAAAGGTAGGATTTAAAAAAACTGATTTTACTGCACCAATTAACGACATCCCAATAAAACTACCGACATTTGTTATAACGTCTTTTCCACCCTTTTCGTTATACCAAACATCAACAGATTTACCAAGAAATTTAAAAACACCAACAGACCCATCAATTAATCCTTTTCTTATCTTTGTTACAAATTCTCCCTTTCCAGTGAGCAAATAACCAACCAATCCACCAATAGCCAAACTTTTTCCAACACCCAACAATCCACTCAACCAACCTTTTTTCTGTTTATGTTCATCTTTTTGTAAATCTAAACTAGCAGCAACTAGGTTTTCAATATCAATAATATTCTTTTTTAGATCATCATTAGGATCTGCCTTTTTAAAATAATCTCTATTTGTTTTTGGTGTAATATTACTAGAAATCTTTTTAACTAAATCTGTAGACAACGTTTTAAAAAACGACATATTTTGTCTGTTTAACGTCTTTGTCTGTTCTATAATTGGTGATTTGGCATCGCCGACCAATTTTTTATTTAACATTGTTATAGAACTATTCAATACTTTCAAAGATTCAATGTTCTTCATCTGCACATCTGTAGAAGACATAAAAGCCCTAGTTGTATTGTTAAATACAGAACTAAGGCTTTTCTTTAATTGCTCATTAGATTCTTTAACAAAATTCGTTGCTTGTGTATTTTTTAAAAAATCGTTATCTCTCGGTGCCATTTGAATCTCTCATGTTGAATTTTGTTAATAAATCAGGGCTTAAATTAGCTAATGACATTTCACCCTGTTTTACATTTTCAGCATCATTTTCCCTTTTCCTTTGTTCAACTAAACGTTCATATCTCCAAACAAACTCATAATATTCAGAATCATCATAATTAAAAGGAATTTTCATTTCATAACTTATATTAAATTCCTTTTCTAAAATATCATCCATCTGAATATTTGGGAATAAAGAAGTCGCTGCGAAACGTAATTCCCATAGGAACGTTCCCTCCACATCTCATACACTCAACATTCATGGTTGGGTCTACACCCATTGCCCATTTATCAATATATGTCAATATAAAAGCAAAATCTTCAGGTGATAGCATCTCTACATATTTATATCTTTCCAACATATCTTCACATTTTCTACCATTCAAACTATCCAACATAAACGATATTCCTAACATCTCATCATCAATCTCTTCAAATAACTTCCCATAAATATCCTTAAACTTCTCAAATAATATTTCATCACCAATTTTTAAATATCGCAATGTTATAACATCTTTACTAGTTATCAATGATATCTGCTTATTGGGTTCATATTCATCTTTAATATAATTAATCGATAAATTGTTAATGTCAAAATGATACTCAGATTCAGTATCACATTTTGGACATCTAAAATTAACTCGATATCTTGAATCTCTAAATGAATTCGATCTTAACCAAAATAAAATATAAACTTTATCGCTTAATAAAATATCATTTATATCTATTCCTCTTACACACCGCTTTAAAATATCATTTATAATATAATCAGCATTTCTTTCATTCATCGATGCTAATTTTTTAATATTCAATACAGACAACATCTTTACTTCTATTACTGTATTCTCAGGATATAATCTATATTTAGACGGCAAATTATCTATCTTCCAATAATTTGCTTTATCTATTGTTAACGGTTTATCTACAGGTTCATTCTGCTCCGCTCTGCGTTGCATTTCACCCATTATCTCAAGCATTCTCTTTTCATCAGATTCCTTTGTGCTTTCTTGAATCTGAGGATTTGATTCTAAATTTGGATCTTCCATCTTAATTGTCATTTCAATACTTCCTTTCAATTATGGTACTGATTTTAACAAATTTCCAGTAACTTGATTCTGTGTATCATATAAAGGCAACAAATTCACATCGTACATCAACGCTTTAATCACATCGGTTCTAAAAGTTAGTTTATGCTTCGCTGTTTCACTTGAACTATATTGTAATGAAATATCATCAGCACCTAAAAAAGAAACATTCTTTGCTGTAAATAAAGCAACACTCTTACCTTCCATATTCTTTATCTCTATATCTAAATCACCAATGTTTTGTTCATTTATCGGTTTATGTAAACCATTTATATCTATAATTGTTTTCTGTAATTCTAAAATTAATCTAAGCACTGTTCCTTTATGATCATCTTCGTATGTAACGGAAATGTTAAAAGGTTCTGTATGGTCTATAACAGAGAATGAACGAGTAACGGCACCGTAATTTATCCACTCACCTTTAAATTTATACATTGGTATTGTAACATCAACAACATGATAATCCTGTAATAAATTCGTCTGATTTTTAAATCTAACTGAAAATAAAAATGACGGGCGTACAGTTTTTAAATTATAAAATTTTAATATTGAAAAATCAGAAAAAAGGTTTCCCATTTTTATCTCGATGTCTGTCTAGTATATATTAAAAACGTAGCTTTAAAATATTTATATATTCTAAAAATTGAATTTGTTTGTAGTATTAATTAATCTTATCGTTTTAATTTATTATAAATTTCTTCTTCTTCATCTTTAGTAAAACCATCTAAATGAAATGAATAATTTGTTATTTCGTCAGTACGAAAATCTGTATCTGGAGTTATAGATAAATACCAAATTCCATTTCTTCCATAGGAATTTTGAAAATTAGAACTAGACGGTTCAACAATACCAGAAAAATCTTTTGTGCTACTGTTATAACTAATTCCTAATTTACTCCATATTTCTTGACACGCTTTAGTTGCAATATCAATTCCTTCGTCTTTATCATATTCATCCAACTCAACATCTATAACACTATCTTCACCTTTATCGTCAGTTTCACCAATTTCTAAACTCTCTTCATCCCATGTTTCGTAATTGACAGTTATTGTTCTTTTCTTATCCATAGAATTCATTGTTGGTTTATCAAATAATTCCTCTTGTTCAGAATCATCATCTTCATCCATCCAATAATTTGCCGTCTCTAGTAATAAATCTGTTAGTTTGTCTTTCATTTAGTTTCCCATTTCTAACACAGCATTATCAGGTATAATATTTAAATTCTTTAAATGTATTTCTAAATTATTTATATCATCCCCACTATCCATAAACCCATCAACAACTTCTGGAATTTCACCATCTTCATCAGACTTTATTTCATAAACCGGTTTTCCATTTTCGTCTCTAACATCAGCAGAAAATTCACCACGCTCATCTAAATTAATATAATATTGATAAACTAATGATTTATCTTCCACATCTTCTTCATCATAATCTTCTTCACCAACCCACCGATTAGCAAGTTCAGACATATCATTATCTACTTCATCAGATACAATATTTTCGTCCTCTTCAAAAAACCACTTCTCTGCTTCTGATAACATATCTCGTTTTTCCATTGTAATTCCTTTTATGAATATATTTTTCCATCGTCACCAATATATAAATCCATGTTTTCATAATTTTTTGACACAGTTGATAATTTCTCACCAACCTCTTCATCATAACCTCCATTTGAACTTTTATCCCAAAATCCAGCACCATGACCGTTTCTTGTTAACCAAAAATCGTGTCCTGCTTGTTCATCTGACCAACCACCATTACTATATAATTCTTTATTTTCATCCTGAAAATTATTACAATCTTTTTTCATTAATTCTAAAGTTTCATCTGAAATATCTTCAAAAGAAAAATGTTTATCTTCTGGTTCATCATCTGTAAATGTCCACAATGCGGCTTCTATATAAGCTTTTGTAAATTCATCCAAACCATCAATGTCAACATCTTCATCCATCCAATAATTTGCTGTTTCTATTAGTAAATTCTTTTTCATATTATTCCTTAAAAATTATTTTTTGATTGATTCTAAATAAGAAATTATTTGTTCAACAGATTCATTATTCACATCCATCCATTTTGTTTGCATAGTTTCATTACCGTCAACATCATTAACGAATTTAACCAACATTCTCTGATTTGAATCTAATCTATTTAACTGATCTGAATAATATGAAGAACTTTCATCAATTGTATCTTCCATTTCTTCATTTCCTAATTCTTCTTCATCAAACCATTGATTTGCATTTTCTACTAATTTATTTTTCATTATTATTTCCTTAATGTGATTATATAGTTGTGTCTGGGAATTCAGTCCAGTTGTCATATTGAAAACCAACAGAGTAAGTAACTACTCCTGAATTTGCATAATCAAGAGCAACTTCACCGACATTTTGAGGCCAACAATTCATAAATCTAATGGATTTCTCTAATGGTGTCCCATCATATTTATACATAATTAAAAATATATCTTTTGAATATGCTCTCTTAAATGGAAATTTACTTTTACCCGCCGATATAGGATTCTCAGGAGACATATTAAAAATATTTTGTTGCCATTCGTAAAGAATTTTAAATATTCTTTGATCTTCAGTATCTTCAAATGTTGCAGTTGCTACTCCTAAAGTGTCAACTCTTCCAGGATATGCTTGCTTTGTTCCCATAAACTCGCTTATTGTTGCATTTGTAGTACGAGGAGGTATGACAAATGATCTACATCTAATTATTAAATCCTCTTCATTTCCTAATGCGCTCTGAGGTGCTACCGCTCTCACTCCTGGAATCACAAGATTCCACATCCAAGATTTTTGAACGTCTGGTAAAGTCTTTGTGCGCCCCAAAATCGAGAAGTTATTTTGATCTGCCATATATTTATCTCCTTCTTATTTATTTTCCATCTCTAAAGTATTTATATATTTTAACTAATAATCAAATCATTTTATAAAAATAAAGTAACAAACAAAAATAGCTTGCTACTTTATTTATTTTTATTTATTAAGCATATTTAAGTTGTGAAATAGACACACTAGAATTTGACCTCAATACCACCGCACTAAACTGCAAAAAGTAAATTGCTCTTGGTGGCTTAATATAAAAGTCAAGATTCATCTGGTTCGCATCAATTACCGATGCTGGATTATTCGTTTCATCGCAAACAACATTATATCCTTTACCACCAGTATCTGAAAATCCACCACCAGCTTGAACACCAGCCAAAAATTCATCAACTTCACTCCAAGCTCTAAGTCTTGTTTGTGTGGTATTATTCTCAAATAAATACTTAAACATTGCAATCTCTATATTATTTTCAATATACAGTAACAATCTTCTCACATTTACATCTGATAATGCAGATTTATATAATTGGGCAGTCTTCTGACCCCACATCACAAAACCAGTACCCCTAACTAGTTTCACACAATTTATATTTTTATCAAAAATTTTACCAATATCAGTATCAGTAAGGATTTTATTCTGATCTAATACACCAATAACACCACGAGTTATACCGGCTGGAGCATCCCAAGGATTTGCTATATTGTCACATCTAGCAAAAAGTGACGCACCATAAATACTATTAGGCAACCACACATAAGCATCATTGTAATTGTCATATACTTTTGAATACGCACAATACAAGGAAACATAAGATGGAGCTATATAACCATACGCCTCAGAATTTATAATATCAGTATAAGTCACATCATCTATTTCACCAACTTGATTAGTAGCAATACAATCCATACGTCTAGCAACAACAGCACCAACCCGTTGTTTAGTTGTGGTTACATAACTTGAATTAATAAGTATCTGTACTGGTAATTCTTCCCGATTCAAAAAATAATCCCACATATCATCATCACTTGAATCCAAACCATTTGTTTCATGGACAGCACCATTGGCCAATTCACAAAATTTTGTGGCATTCAATACATAATACCCATTACTATCTATCCCATCAGGAACATCAGCACTTAATCCACTAAAATCATAAGAATATTCTAATGTTGCAGATGCTAATGCTTTAACATAAACATATTTTGAATTTCCATTGATTGCAGTTTCAATAGATAAGTCATTACCATCACCATCATAAACACTAGTCAAAGTTCCATAATAAGATTCAACTTCTTGAATTCTAAGTTTTGTTGCCGCTTTATCCGCAGAATTAGAATACATAGTATCCCAAGTTTGTTCTGGTTCCTTTTTATAAACTTTTAATTTAAAAACTTTACTTGCAACTGGAAAATGCGTTGCTATATCACCACTTGTTGCACTTGTCCAAATTGCAGACGTTGTGGCAGAAATATCACTAGGATACGCATCATATCTATATAACCAATCCGCAGTTGGACTTAATGTTTCAACTGTAATTGCAATATCGTTTCCTTCTAAACCTGGGGAAACAGACCCAACAAGAATCGGCTCTGTCGTAGTAATCGCTTCAATAGAACTTATATTATCAGCGGTATCATAAACTGACGGTGTAGCAGTAAGTGAAGGAATACCAGAACTACAATCTGTATTTGCACTAGTCAAATCATTATCAATTTGAATGGCCGCATAAACATCTTCAGCATCAAATGCTCTTACAACATACAATGTTTGTGATTCTTTTAAAAATTCTAATGCTGCATATGCACCATAACCATATTCAGGAATTAAAGGATCATTACCAGTTAATCCTGAACCAGAAACATAATATGGTGCGCCAAATTTTTCAATAAATTCTTTATCATTTGAAACCTGAACTGGTTGTCTAATTCTACCCTTTTGAAATCTTCCAACCAAACCACCATTAGAAATGCCTGTGGCAATTAAAATTGTAGACAAATCTAATTCTTTTTTATATATACCTGGGTATGAAAAAACTCTTGGCATAAAACCTCCTAATTTATTTTTATAAAACTATTTTCATTTAATCTACTTTTGGTACTATTAATAACTTTTGAACATATACACAAATTATCAAACCCACCAACAATCTCATAACTAATATTATTTACAAATCCATAATAAACACTAATTTTATGATCTATTGTTGGTTGTAATTTATTTTTATTTACATGTAATAATGGATTTAAAGCACTAAATTCTTCATTTTTTATTAATCTTTTTCCTGTATAATAATCCATCCCATTCCACAGTTCAAATATTTTATCTTTCCATTTTTTTGTCTCTATTTTTACTAATTTCCTATATAAAGAAAAAGCATCTAACTTATCATCAGGCAACCAAATTCCTCTTTTAATTTTAGTTTTTCTTTGTTTATTCAACATATTAATTGATGATTTTTTACCAAAACGCGGATGTTTCTCTCCACATCTTGATTTATTACTACACTCAAAACAAATATCTCTATATTGATTAAAATTTATTTCTCTTACTTTTCCGCACATTTCACACAAACATTTTATTTTTACATGACTTTGTTTTGATAAATCTTTAATAGAAACGAGTATTTTGGCATCTCTCTTAACTTTATTTCGTTTATATGAATTGTCATATCTTGGTATAAAATATCCTTTATTTTCCCAATAATTAATATGTCTAGGATTTAAAATAACATATACTTCAGAATCTAATATCACACATTATCCTTTTTTAATATCTTTATAAGTATTTATATAAATTAAAAAAATAATATCACAAAAACCCATATTTATTTTTTATTATAGTTCATTTTAACATAAACTGTAGTTACAATCTTCAAATATAATAATTTCATAAAATATAATTAATATCTTCATTATCAATGACAATCATAGCCGGAAAACTTTTTATGCCTAAATAATAAAGTGCAACATATCTATGAGCACCTTCAAGAATATACGGCCCATCTTTATCAACAACTATAATCAATGGAGATATTTGTTTATTAATTTTTATTTTTTCTGCTAAACTTCTACTTTTATCAAAATCTGATTTTGCATAAAATATTGTATTTGGTTCAGAAAAATTATCCATTTTTACTTCTCTAATGTTTGGTAATATTTCATAATCATATAATGTAGATTCTATTGATGATTGATTTGGAATATTATCTAAAATTGTTAAATCATTTAATGTGTCTGTTTTTATTATTGGATATAGTAAATCATAATTATTGTCTGCTTCGTTTATGTTATCAGAATTTTTATTGAACTTCCCATTGTTTCCTGTTGCTGATTTTATTTGATTTGGTAAAAAGGTAATGTATATATTTCCACTCTCATCTCCACCCCTAACAATAATTCCATCGTTCTTATTTTTTTTAGCATTACTAAAAAATATATCAATATTACTATCAAAATAATTTGTTGCATTTCCCTTTACTTCTCTCACAATTGGATTTTTTATTTTTAAATAGACTGGTTTTATGTTTGGTGAATCTCCCATTCTAACATTGTAATCATAATCTTGTTTATCTGTATAAAAATCAGCCTCATCAGTATTATCAGTAAAAAACTGACCTTTTTTAACAAATTTGTGATTTACACCTGATTTATCCTTACTAAAAGAATTAAATTCTTGTCTTGTTCCATGATAAACAACTAAAGGTTTTCCATCTTTATCAACAACTTTAGACGCAGAGTTAGAATTATGTTCCCAATCACCAAACCAATCCTTAAATTCCTTTGTATATATTTGTGGATTTTCATTCTCTGTAAAATAAAATGTATTAAAATCCATATTAATCCTTTTTATTAGTATTTATATTAGTATTTATATTAATTAAAATGTCCGGTTAATAAACACAACACCCATTTTTAATATAAAAACATAACATTATATTCGCCACAATGTCCGGTTCATGTCCTAATCAGAAAAATAAAAAATCGGTTTATCTTCATCGTCAATCTTATATTTTTCATCTAATGTTTTAACAGAAATATCTCTATCATCAAAAAAATCAGTAGTAACAAAAAACAAACCCCATAATAAAGAAGTGACGTGATCGTCCGGAGTAGTTTTAGTTTCAGACCTAAAGACATTAGGAGATATCTCAACATATTTCGATAATTCATTTACAGTTTCCTTATCGACAAGATGTAACCATTTATTTTCTAAATATCGTTTCAAATTTAAATTTGCTTTTAATTTGCTAGTTTTTGTTGACCTAATACCCAAACCAACTTTATCACAATTTAAAATATTTTCATTTTCATATTCATGCCATATCACATTGGCTGTCTCACCACCTTCAGAATTATTTTCAATCATCATATAACCACCATTATAATATTCTGATATAGCAATACACACTTGAGCATAATCATGGGTATCTATTCTATTATTCATATAAACTGCAACTTGTCTTATATCTTGCTCACTTATAACTCTCAAAACTTGAATAACCGAATTGTCTTTTCCTGTTCCCTTTGCAGTATCAATACCCAATATGTATAACTGCCCTTCTATTGGATGCTCATATATACGAAATAAACCATTCCATTTATAATCGATTGGTAATTGAAATTCAATTGTTTCTAGTGTATCAGTTTCTATTAATGTGTTTGATGAACCTAAAAATTTACAGTTATGACTATTTATACCATTCACATAATAAGAATTATCATTAGATTTAACATCTAAAATATCATATACAAAATATTCATCATCCAATAAATTAATATCTATTATTTCAAAATCTCCTTGTTCTGTTTCTAAATAATCTCCAAGATTTAAATTTTTTGCATATATTTCTTTATCATCAACTATAAATATATGATTCATTGAAACATCTAAAAGATTTTTATTTGTTAATACGATTCTTAATATTTTTTCTTTTTCTCCAAATTTACCAATACCATCAAAATCAACAAAACCGTGTTTTGTAAATATATCATATTTTTTATTATACACTATTTTATTTTTCATTTTCAATTATTTCTTTTAAAATATTTTTAAATTCATATTCACACAATTCATGCTTAAGACAATTAATACTTCTTCCACAAACACACAAATTTTTTAAATCTGCAACATCTTCGATTGGAATTTTATTCAAAAAACCATAATGTATACTTATTTTATGATCTATTGTTGGTTGACGTTTATTTGTATTTACATTTTTATGGTGTTTCATATTTATATATTCATCATTAGTTATTAATCTTTCTCTAGTATAATAATCTTTTCCGTCCCAATTAGAAAATAATTCATTTCTTTTTTCTTCTGTCAAATAATAAACTTCTTTTTTGTATTTCTTAAATCCTTTATTTCTATTTAAGGTATTTTCTTTTTTATTATCATGATATGATTTTAATTTTTCTTTTATTTCATTTATTTTAAATACTGAGTCCACACCATATTTTTCTAAACATGTTTCTTTTCTCTTATTTAATGCAGATAATACATTTTCTTCTGACCAATATAATTTTCTTTTTTCATTAATTACATCTTTTCTATCATTCAATGCTTCCCAACGTTTATCATAACACTCTTTTGTTATTAAATTTGTTTTAACGCCAAACCGTTCAAAATTAGATTTTTCTATTTTGTGTTTTATTTCTTCAGATTTTGATATATGATCCACACCATATTTTTCTAAACATGTGTCTTTTCTTTTTTGTTTTTCTTTTTCAATATCTCTAATTAAAAAAGATTCGCTAATTCTATTTGCAACATAATCAGAAGATTTTGCACATTTAAAAGAACAAAATATTCTATATCCTCTTCTAAAATCATTATATACTGTTTCTTTTCCACATTCTAAACAAAAACCTTCACCATCTTTTCTAAAATATTTATCATAATAGTCTTTAATATTAATATTGTGTTCTTTTCTTAAATGAAATTGACTAAATTGTTTTAATTCATATTTTGTTTCCTGATTACAAATTTTACAATACATTCCCATATCATACACTCCTTTTTAATTTATATAAATACTATAAATAGTGGGACAGCAAGAATACACTCGCTTGTTGCTGAAATGCAATTCAGCTAACCTCTACTTAAATCTTTATATAATTTTTCTATTTTTATTTTTTTTATATTTTTTGTTAATTTGTTTCTTATAATAACAGTTCCATTTTTAAAACAACCGTATTCTTGGTTGAAGCGATTTACATCTCCATTAAAATCTCGAATCACCTTCTTCTTCCATTCTTCATCTCTCTTCGGATGATCCTGCCAATTAACTTTTATAGGATAAAAATTATTGGTATTTCTAACTGCACCAATCCAATAATCATAATAATGATTCATACCAACTGGTGTCGAAGAAATTATAACCTTTGAACTTTTTCCGGAAGACAACACAGGCATGGTAGCAGTAATAAATTCCTCAGCAATATGTTCTTTTACTTTTGCAAATTCATCAAGATATAATAATGAAATCGCCTCACCAGAAATTGAATCATTGGATGTTGTTGCTGCTATAACTCTATTTCCATTTTCTAATAACAATGATTCTTTATTCCAACCATCTTGTTTTACACCAACTTGTAACCACATCGGAAGATTTTCATAAGACATTTTTAATTCACGTAATATTTTTAATGCTGTTTTTTCTTTATTTGCAAGTATAGCCACATTTTTTTCTTTATTAAATAATATATAATGGAGCAAATAAACCATCATAGTAGTTGTATTGTGTGATAAAATTCCATTAGAATAAAATAAATGTTTTTTTGAATTAACAGTAACATCATACATATTTTTCGATTTACATTTTAATTTTTTAACATATAATATGTTTTCAATACCATTTTCAGTTATTATCTTATCGCCAATTTTCAAATCTTTAACATAAACAGTTTCATATGTATCTTTCACTACTAAATGTTCATCTGCACATTTCAATGAAAAGGATTTAGTTTTTAATTTCCACACACTATATTTTATTGTTTTGTGAACTTGAGTAATATCAACATATCCATCGTCAGTTAATATTTCCCATTCGTTGACCAATTTACTTTTTATTATTTTATTTTTAATTATATTAACATCATTTATTATATTATTGTGTGTTTCAAAAAAGTCTTTTATTACTATTTCTTTTATTTCACCAGTTTTTTTATTTCTTATTTTTATTTTTGAATTTTCAAAAATACATTTTCCGCTCTGGCGGGGTATATTCATAATTACACCAGACCTACTATCTGGGGGGCACATTATAACTTTTAATATTTTTTTTTGAAATTCATATAATGCGATTTTAACTCTACCATAATCAATGGTGTTAATAAAAACAAAATTTTCTGCAAAATAAATTATGTCTTCTTTACATTTAATATACTCATCGATCATTTCTTTAGTATATTCAATTTGTTCATTTTCGCCACGGAGATTTTTATTCTTTTCCCACATTATAAATTCTTTCAGTTATCAAACAATAAATTATTATTAGATGCCGATATTATAGAAAAACATTTATTTTTGTTTGAAAAATAATATTTTCCGTTTTTCAAAATTATATAATTCACAGAATCCAGCATCATGTAACTCAAACCTTCTTGGACTATCTTAACAGAGCAATAGTCATCAGAAGAATAAATCACATCAATATTATCTTGAGCAAATAATGAAAACATAAACAGAACAATTAGTATTAATTTTTTCATATTATTTATTTTCATCAAACTCCTTTCTAAATTTTTATATTTCAATTGAAATGGGCTTAAACATTTCAAAATTTAAAATTCTTATTTCTGATTCAGATTGATTACCAGAATCCATTATTGCATCATATCCGTCATTTTTTAATTGTTGCATATCATCAGGAAAATAAAATTCATCTATACCATCACCATTTGTATCTATAGTTTTAAATTTTGATTTTGGATCAACTTTTATTTTCAATATATTTTTGCAGCCAAAAACTGATGAATATCGCTTTGCTATGTTTTTATCTAAAGATGTAGATAATCCAAAATTCCCACCACCAGTAGATGGCAATTTGAGTTTTTCTTCTGAAGATAACATGTTAAAATTTTTATATAAATTAGAAATGTTATCACAATCTCCACCATGATAAACATATTCTGGAATTTCAGATATATAATTATCTAATTCATTTAATGTAAACATATTCTATCTCGTCATTCTTTACGATTTAATTGGTATTTTATTTTTAATTCGTCAATATTAACGAATTAAATCTCCATGTCTATTATAAACTGTTTTGGTAAATTATTTTTTAATCTCTGTTTATCTTTTTCATCTAATTGTTCAAATCGTTTAACAAAAAATATTTTATATAAACCATAAAACGGTTCTAAAATGTCATTAATATTATGTTTTTTACTTTTAATTATTTCAATTAATTTATCAACCCAATCTGGTTTTTCCATGTAAATGTCATAAGTAAAACCATCAATTGACAGATGAGGCATTTCTGTTATTAATTCTTCATTGATATTATCAGAATTTTTATTAATGCTTTCTTTACCGTCTTTTAATTTTGTTATCATATTGTTACTATACAAATCGTGATGTGTGTATACTAAATATTCATTTCCAGAAACTCCATTAAGTCCTGCTAATTTTTGATTATTAACAAATAAAACCCTATCCCCATCACTATCTATTAATTCAGAACCAAGTTGATTTTTTGGTAGTTCTATTTTATAAACATAACCAGTTTTTCCTGCATATTGCTTTGCTAAATCCTTATTATCAGTCCATGTGCTATATCCATTTGGTGCATCTGTAGCATTAATAGAATAGTTTGGATCAAATCTTTTTTCTAATCCACGAAATAAAGTAATTGTTTTTTCTCTGTTATTCTCTGTAAAATAATGTTCTATAAAGTTCATATTTATTCTCTTATTCTTATTTGATCTTTATTCAAAATAAATCCATCAAAACTACCATCTTTATTCTTTAATATCACCCCATCATAACCCAAACCTTCTAGTTCACCTATTGAGTAATTATCATATTCTTTCCAGCCAGCAGGATTTTTAATATTAACATAAAATTCCATTATGTATTTTGTTCCTTGTGCTCCTGATTTCCCTGACACAATAGAATCTTTATTTGAAGTAAACCAGAAAACACCTTGTGACCCCTTTTTCATGTCGATCTTTTTAAATTTATCATTAGTTCCATGATAAACAACCAATGGATTTCCTTGTTCATCAACAATTTTAGAATCTTTAAACCAAGATTTAAAGTCATCTGATTCTGTTTGATTTTCTATGAAGTAAAAATTTGAGAATTTCATATCTTTAATATATCCTTCATCCAAGGTTCTATTTTTTCTATCCAATTTTTTAATGCCTGTTTTCTATGTTTCAAAGCAATTCTATCTTTTTTTGTGTCTTTATCAATAAAAGAATTCATGAGTCTTTCTTCATCTTGTGGAATTTTAATCGTTTCTTTATCATAAATTTTTTTCAACATATGATATTCATCAGAATCAACTTCATCTGCTCTGTAAATAACAGAATTCTTTTCTGTGCCGATAATTAAATCTTTATCATCTATAGAATTTTTTACAGAATCATAATCCATGTAATCTTCTAATTCCTCTAATGTAACCATATTATTTCTTTTTCCTATTCTCTAAATCGTCAGAATCATCTATTTCAAAATCTGCTTCAATTTTATTAAACTCTGATTTTTCACTTGCAGCCAAAATCATTTCTGCCAATTGATTTGATGATAATGCGATTTTGTCATTTTGACCTAATTCCGATAACGTCTTCTTTGAATTTTGTTCTAACTTTATTTTAATAATAGATTCATTTAAATTTCTTAATTCTTTCATTAACATAGTCAGTGAATTTACTAATCCGCCAAAAACTTCATACATTCTAGCTTCAGACCCAATTTTAATATCAGATTCTAATCTCTCTAAAACACTTTTACTTGTCCACATCAAAGATTTAATTTCAGTTTTTAAATATTCTTCATCTTCAATTCTAATATTACTTTTTATTTCATCTTTTTTTAATTCTAAATCCTTTATTTCATCTTGTAATTCCTGAACTTCATTTTTAGATGCTGTAATTAAAGAATTCTGTTTGTCCTCTTTATATTCTGTATTAAATGCAGTATCTAATCCTTCAAATGCTTCTTTATTCAAATCTTCTGACATGAACCACTCCTATTCTATCTCCGTAAACCAGACATATTCTTTATCTTCAGTATCCGTAGCACTAACGCTTCCACTCAAAACATAATCAGCCGACAACGGTAACACAGCACTTGTATCTAATATATCACCCGCAGATGTTTGATAAGCAGAAGTATAATAACTTTCTAATGATGCCGAAGTATCATAATTATAATATTTTTTATTAATAACTTTAATAACTTTAGAATAAGTAAATGGTCTATACATAAATCCTTGAACAGTCAAATTAATACTTGCATTTACCATTCTAGTATCATTTTCATTTAAATCATCAGAAAATTCAGGATTAACGCCGTCCATAGAAACAGGCAAATCTCTCTCAATATTTAAAAAAGAAAATTCCTTTACTCTTAATACTAATTTTGGATTAAAATAAGGTAAAATATTCTCTATTATTTGAGAAAAATATGTAAGATGATCGGTCATTATGTACAATGTATAATTAAAATCATATGGTGCTGGTTGATAATCTGATATGACCTGATCTAAATCGATTGTAGATAGTCCTAGAGACTCCTGAAACCAGTATCGCCATTGATTAGTACCAGTAGCCCTATCTGCATTATAAGCGATTCCATTGAACACTAGGGCCATTCTAGGCAATTGTAGATAATATCTCTGACCTTGCTCCACATTGTCGGCATCATAATAATGTTCTTCTATTCTATCTTTATGATATTTCTCATTTGGAGCAAATGTAATAGGTACTGTCTTTTCAGAAATAATATTAGCAGACGAATCATATTTAACAACTTTCATATCATTAAATAAATCCAATAATGCCGTTGTTATTCCCTGAAATGTTCTAGGATAATAATATGTTAACATGCAATATGTTGCACTTTCTTATTAAAATTAGCTGAAAATATAAACAGAATAATCATTAAGTGCAAAATATTACACTTCCGCAAACTCTAAATCATCTAAAGAAAACTCCGAATCCGTATTGATGTCTTTATCGTCAACATCCTCAACATTTTTCTTTATTGTTTCTAAATCATCTTCTTTTGGTTCCAATGCTTCATCTGGAAATGGTGTCTCTTCACCGTCAATTATTGCTGGATTCAAATCATAACCCATCTCTTTTAATTTATTCATAAGCCAAGCATTTACATTCCCTAATGAATAATTCGTTTCTTTTCCTTCAAGATTAGTTGTGATTTCTGCATACACATCACCAAAATCATACATAGAATTGACTGCATCAACCGGAGTACCATCAATTTTTTTAATCTTAACATCGGCTATCTTATTTTCTCCATCAACCAACTCAAATGAAACTTGAGTTTCTGAATTATAATCAACAGGATTTAAACTATAATTTTCATATAAATAACTCTCTGAAATATAATCATCCAACTTTTCTAATATTGTTTTTTCTAAATCAAATAATGACATAAAATTCCTTTCTATTTATTTTTCAAATACAAGTTTACTTCTTTTTTTAATTCTCTTTTCCAAGCGGAATTATGTTGTTTTGTGGTCATTCCTTTATCTTTTTATCATCTATCTCCAAATTAATATGAAATGTGGAGATAGTTAATTGTTTTATTAAACTGAAAATTCTTCATCCTTCTTTTGTCCATACATATTAGTATCACATTCCTCAACTTCAACATCAACAACATCTTCCTTATTTTCTTCTTCACCAGATTCTTTTGCCATCAATAAATCTTTTAACATAGTATAAATTTTATTTTCTAACTCTGAATACTCAATTCCAATCTCTTCAGCAAAAGCATGAACCTTCTCATCATCAATAGGCTCATCTTGTGTGAAGAAAGCTACTATTTTTGCATTCATTTCTTCTTGCTCTTTGTTTATTTCCATCTCTTCGTTCTCTTTAATGTAATCTTGAAATGTACGTTTTTTCATTTTACTTCTCCTTTTAAATTTAAAAAATTAATTAGTTTTTCTTCTATTATGTTTTCCTTTAAATCTGTATATGTTAATTCAAGAAAGCCCTTATTAGTATTTATACAAAATTGTTTTTTAATCGTGTCTGATTGTTGGGTTTTTTCAAAATTTTTAGATGCTCTACTTTCAGAAATTCCACCAAATTTTACTGGTTGATAATGTTGTTGTCCTTGAAATTCAATACAAATATTATATTGGGGCAAATAAAAATCAAATGGTAATGTGTATTTTGTTCCTCGACAGTCATCAAATCTAAACTGTGGTTTATATTTTATTTCATATTTATCTAATAATTTTACTAATTCCTTTTCTCCTTTTGATTTTTTACAATAAGGACAACCATTACCCGCTAAATGATTTGTTGGTAGCTGTTTAAATATTTTTTCACATTTATTACATCTCATTTTTACTTTTACATTTTGATTAACATATTCTGATATATATTCAAAATCATCACCGTGAATCTCTTTTGCTTTTCTAAAAAATATTAATGCGTATTCTTCATATTTATCTTTATTCATATTTTCAAAAGAACATCGTGGACATTTATGTCCGTGTGTATGATTAAATGGTGTTTGCCAAAATATTCCATGTTCTTGACATTTTATTGGGATATTATTGGTTGAATTTATATAATAGTCTTCTGACAGTTCATAATTAAATCTATCACCATACAATTCTTTTGCTTTCATTAAAAAATATTCAAATGATAATGTATGACCTAATCTTATTTTATTATTTCTACATTTTGGACAACCTTGACCACGCAAATGTGCTCCTGGCAATTGCCAAAAATACCCATGATCTAATTCATTAGTACATTTTATTTCTACTTTTATCTCTGAGTCTATATATATTGTTTTGTCATATTCACAATCATCATGGATATCTTTTGCTTCTTTAATAAAGTCTTCGGTTGTTTTATGTAATCCGTGACATTTAGGACATCCCTGTTTTCTATTTATATGCTTATATGGTGTTTGATAAAATATATAATCATGCTTAATACAATATATTGGAAGTTTTGTATCACATCCTTTATATTCCTCAATTAAATGATAAGAATATTTATCACCATGAATTTCTTTTGCTCTAATTTTAAACTCTTCTAATTTCAATTTTTTCATTATATCTCCTTGTTAGAATTTTTAAAAAGAGGTCATCCTTACTTCAACAAGGTTTTCAGGAAACAAGTTGCAACTTGCTGTCCCTCTTATTATTCTTATTTGTTAACCAATAAAAAAATCTGGCGGTGCCGATTCTGAATATATTCTCTCTAAAATCTTTTCTTCATCTTCACGACCCTCAGATACAAATGCGTCCCCATTGATTGTTATTCCATCGGGCATGGTCACGTTATATTTTCGTATGTGTTGACCGACTAAAATTTTTGCTCTAGCAACTGCCAATTTTTTAACTAAAGGATGATTATATAAATATTCAGCTTTTTCTTTTATATATAATGCAACCATTCCAACCATATTTTGTGTTGGTGTTGGTATAATTTCTAACACTTCACGACCAGGGTGCCATTGTGCTCTATACATTTTTCCAAAACTCATTTTAATTTGTTCGAGATATTCAAGAGCGATTTCCCATTCAACCAAAACAAGCCCACCACCCGATCCCCCAAGCATTCCAGACTTCTTTATCATAGTATCATATAAAAGAACATGTGTTGGAGAAAACATTATGTTTATTCCGTCAAGGCCATAGGATAATTGTAAATCGTATGAATCCGATATATTATATCCACTAAGGCAGTATTGACTTACTCCGGCGCTAACAACGATTGTCGTGTATTGTAAATAAGTTCCTTCTGAATTATACCTAATAAAATCTTGAACTGAATCGAAAATAACATAATCTAATTGGCTATGTGTTCCCGTACTATCATCAACTTCAAGTTCAACTTGATTTACGGGATAGCCTAAATAGTGCAATATATAATCTTTAAATTCAGCAATTGTAGTTATATTCATTTATTATTTCCTTCTAAAATTCTTTTACTAAATTTTTTACCAGCGGCATCTTTTAATATTTTTTTTCTTTTTTTAGCTTTTTTGCCTTGTAATGGTTTATTTATTTTTTCGTTAGGTTTTGCTTCATCAATTACTTTATCCGTAATATCAACAACATTTTCCATTTTAGGTATAATTGGTTTTGGTGGAACCAATACTTTTAATTCTTTAAAAAACCCAAAATCATCAGGAACGGTATACACATGATTATCAGATGGAATAACAACTTTTTGTCCTCTATATAATAAAGCAAAATCATAACCAACACTATTTATAATAACCATCATTCAATCCTTTCAATTAAAATTTATAGATTCAAAATTATAAGGTTCTTTCGACATCTTATGAAATTTTCTTATATTTGTTGCATAATCGGGTTCACTTAAATCAACATCATCATTAGTATTTATATTATCTGGAAATCTAATCATAGATTTTTCATCATCTGTTTCAAAATGCCATTTAATATCTTTTAAATTTATTATATTAGAAAACATTTTCTGAAATTTCTTATATAACTCTCCTTTTGTTCTACCATTCATCATTCTAAAATATGATATTTGATTTTCGTATTCTGTTAATAATGAGTTAGGAAATCTCTGATCCCAAACCAATTTAAAATCCCAATCTTTTGCTTTTGTTTCTAAAATTCCAGAATATCTTAATTGATCAAACATAGTTGAATGATAGATACCTCCTGGCCACATAAAATATTCCGGTGTTCCTTTATAAAAATTCAAAACACCAATTCTCACGCCACTAAAAGAGTGTCCATCTAAATCATATTTTGATCGATGATCTTTAGCTATTTTTATAAATTCGTTTTTATTTGGATTAACTGTAACAGGAATTTGTTTACCTTCTGAATTTGAAATTTCTTCAAACTCCAACTCTTTAGATATATCAACATAAAACTCTTCTTTTAAATAATAAAAGTTAGAAAAATTCATATTTTCCCTTTATAAAAATAAAAAACTATAAATACTACCCTTATTAGTATTTATAGTTTTTATAAAAAATATAACCATATTAAAATAAAAATGAAGATGAATTTCTTCATCTTCATTTATTTATATAAATTACTATACTAAACCTTTAATTAAGCACCAGGAATAAGTGAGCTAAGATTAGTATAAGCAAGTAATCTATAGTAACGACCAGCACCGAGCAATGATTCAGAAATACTATAACGGCTATTAACACCGATACGTGGACTGAAATCATCAGGAGAAATCGCACGATTTTCTAATCCCATAATATAAGGACTGAAAATGATACCAGCATCCGAAATACCGGCACCCTTAAAACCAACAAGAGCATAATCGGCTGAAGCATATTGATCTCTATAAACGTCCATAGTTCCATTAAGTTTTCCAATAGCTGCCATAGTGGTAGTTGGATTTACTTTCTGAGAATACTGAACAAACTGATGTCCAGCGGCCTGTAAAGCAGTGGCAACTGTAGGAGAAACAACTACGAAATTACCTGGGCCTCTACGTGTTGCAGTTGCAATCTTATTCTGTTGATGAATAATTGAAGCAACCAAATTCATATATTTTTCACCTGACCATCTACCGTCAATCCCACCAGCACCACTTGTGCTTACATCAATAGCAGTAATAAGAGCACCACCATTGGTAGTATCAACCGAAGATTTCTTCATTCTGTAAAGCAATTCTCTATCTAACTCAGCCTGAATTTCATACTGAAGCATAGATACCATTTCTTTTTCGATATCAATACCCTGCATGGCTTTGATATCTTGTGCAGCTTCAAGAGAAAAAGAAGCAGCAAGTTTTCTTGATTTAGCTTCAATAGCTATTCTATCAATTCTAAAACCAAGTTGATTATAATCTGCATCACCTTCAAGAATCGAAGTTGTACCAGAAGTCGAAGTTGCAGTCCAAGCATCGCCTTTAGCAATCTGAAGTGCTTCAGCGGCAGATACAGCCCAACCAGAAGCAGACGAATCATAAATACCAGCATGAGATGCGCTAGAAAGTGAAGAACCAACATAATCTTCTAATGCGGCTGAAGTTCCAGGAGAACCAGACCAACCACCATAAGTAGGAACGTGATCCCAACCAGCTTCAACACCAGTACCGTCTTTCTGATATGTAAATCTAATAGCAAATGCAAAGCCAACAGGTGTATTCATCGCCTGAACACCAACAACTTTATTTGCAAAAAGATCAGGGAAAGTACGTCTCTGAAGTGCGAGTGCAACCGGACGAAAACGCCAATCACCAGTAGTAGACGAATCTAAATTTGTGGTATTAATCGAGCCATCTGAACCACTTTCAAAAAGACTTCTACCAGAAAAATCTTTGTTTTCCTGATTTTCGAGCAACTGTGCAAGGTTTGCCTTGACATGAGAATCTTCAATCCCTCTAATACTCATTGGCCCCTTAACATTTTCCCATTTTTTTACTAACTGTTTCTTGTCCATCATATAAAATCCTCCTATAAAATAATTTAATTTTTAATTCTTAATCTTCATCTGAAAAAAGATACTTGTTAGCAAAATCACTTAAAGTGTCTTTTTCTACTATTTCTTCTTTAATAACTGTTTTCTTTGGTGTAGCAACTTTATCATTTTCAGAAATGACATTTTCGATTTTCTTTGATTCAGTAGCCTTTTTAAATTTCTTATTTGTCCCTTCTTTAATGAGAACAATGTAATCATCAATCTTTTTTTCTACTTCGTCAAACTTCTTATCTTTAAACATTTCAACAACTTGTTTCTTGTCGGTATTTGTAAGGCCAGAAGTTTTTTCTGAAATCATCAGAAAAGTTGATGCCTTTTCAAGTTTACCTTCTAAAGCAACACATTTTGCAATTGATTCAGAAAGGTCTTTATTAGACTTTTCCACCTTAATTGACAAATCCTTAACAATATTTTCACCTTCAGAATCAAGTTCGATATGACCTTCAGTAAAAATCTTCTTAATGTTGTTTACAACAGGAAGCAAAGTTTCATTAATTGCTATCTTATTAAGCAATTCATCTGAAATCTGTTCAACAATAACTTGCTCTAAGAAACTATCCAATTTAGAAACGATCTTCTTTTCCAAATTAGCGAGTTTAGTATCATAGGTTTCTACAAGTTTTGTCTTCTCTTCATTAGACCGTTTTTCTACTTCTTCTTTAACAAAATCTTCTGCGATCTTGTCATATTTCTTTTTTAATTCTTCTTCTTTTAAATTCACTAAACTTTCCAATTTTGTATTGACTCTATCGACAATCATAGACTCAATAGCCCCTTCAAAGACCTTAAGGTCTTCAGGAGATAAGATTTCTTTAAGTTTTTGTGTAATCTTTTTTGACATAAACATTTCCTCCTACTAATTAGTACATAAGTATTTATATTTTTTATAGTTAAAAATTAACAAAAAATTTAATTTTTTTTATTTTTAATTTCTGCAATAAATTCAAGCATATACGATAACATCAAATTTGACACATCTTTACATTCAAATTTATTAGATTTTTTTTCTACACTTTTTTGTAAATTATTCAACGCAACTTCAACTATTTTTCCATCGTTACCTAAAATATATTCTCTATTCTCAAGCACTCCCTTAACAAATGCTGTTGGTGCGGAAGGACTATGAATGATATCAACACCAATCAGTGAAAAATCTTCACTAACCCATTCACCTTCCAGTGTACCTAGACCGCAAGTTGACATACCCAAAAGAATACCCTCATCAACTAATGTTTTTGCAATTCTTCCCATAGGAGTATCTAATAATTTAGCCTTACCATAACCGATATTATTTTTCATATATAGTTCAGTAATTAAATGTGATACTCTATCAAGATTAACCATTGGTGTTTCAGAATGATCAAGCTGTCCTAATGACCGTTTTTGTTTAATATAATTTTCATTATATGCTTTTACTTCACGTTCAATAACATCTTGTTTATAACGTCTACCATTTTTGTTTAAAGTTTCTGCTTCTAAAAATGGGCCAGTTAAAAAGTAATTCTTTTTCGTTTCACCATTTATTTCGTAATCTTCTTTTAATATATCAATGTCCTTAATGTCAACGAATTCTCTAATTATTTTGGGCATAATAACTCTCCTACAAATAGTTTATAGAACAAAAATTTTGCTCTATAAGTATTTATATATTTTATTTATTTTATTTCGTTAAATTAAGAATTTCTTCTTGTTTTTCTTTTGGTATATTATTTATTTGTGCTAATACATCAACTTTTTTATCATCAATCTTTTGTTTAATGATTGCTGATGTTTTTTCTTCTGTGTAATCTTTTAATTCTACCCAATTATCATCAAGAATAGTTTTAATGATCGATTCCATTTTGTTGCTCCTTTTTGTTGTTAAAAACTCAATTTAATTATTTACTTTAGATTTTATAAAATCAATTTCTCTAGGATGCATCTTCTCAATATTTTGTTTAATAATTTCTTTTGCTCTACTAAAATATTTTTTAATATAATCAACAATTTTTTCTGGTGAATCTGTCTTTTTTCTAAATCCCAATTTTAATCTGCCATATGCCATATATTTTTCTGTTGGCGCTGTCGATATACTACCACCTCTATGAGTGTCAATAGTAACTTTTTCTGGTAATGTTCCGTCTGAATTTAATTCTCTTCCTTCAGCATCAATAGTAAAATCATGAATCATTGGATCATTGTCAATTATTCCATTACTCCATTCCGTTTGATCTTTGCCTAATGTAAATTTAACATGAATTGATGGATAAAAACTTGTACTAAATTTAGACACAACATAAGAATTAGGAAAAACTTCTTTTATTGCCAATTTAATTTTTTCTGCTAATTCATTTGCCGTCATTGAAACGTCTTCATTTAATGTTTTATCAAATGCTTCATTTAAATATTTTTCATAATTTTTCATGCTTACCTCTGTTTATAAATTTTTACCTATCTTTTTATTTTAATAACTCATCTTTTTCATTCTTAACAAATTCATAAGCATTTTTCAAAGCATCAGTTTCATGTTTAAATGCTGGCATTCCAAAACCATCTTCTGTATAATGATCTATGTCAATTGTCCCACCATATTTTTTTAATAATTCTTTATTTTCAACATTATCTTTAATGATTAAATCAACAACGACATAATTAAAAGAAGGTCTAAATACATTATGTGGAGAAACATAATCATCATAAACAGTTGTCCCATCTGGAAACTTATAAACATCTCTTATTCTATTTCTATTAACTTCTATAGTTTCTAAACTTTCAGCGGTTTCTTCCCATTGCTCAAATGTATGAAAATTATTTATAGATTCATTCAATTTATAAACACTAGCATAATTAACAGTTTTAATAATTGGTTCAATATTTTTCCATTTTCTATTACCCTCATCATATTTTTCTGTGCATTTAATTTTATATGAATATATGTCTGAACCAAATTGATCTTTTCCTAAAATTGATTTTATTACCTCTCCTCTTAATTTACCAATAGATACTTTTATTCCAGGTTCTAAATATTCATTAGCGTCAATGGATTTTAAATTTTTTTCATTGAGTTTATCAAACGCTTCATTTAAATATTTTTCATAATTTTTCATGTTTGCCTCTGTTTATGTTTACAAATTCTTGTAATATTGGTGTAGTTTTTCCTTTTATTTTAAAAGTAAAAGATTCTTCCGGTGTAACTTCTTCAGGAGTTTCTTCTGTTGCTGGAACTTCTTCAGGAGTTTCTTCTTCTGTTCCTACTGGTTCATTACCACCAGTAGCGCCGCCAAATCCAGATGCAGTTGTATTCACTTCAGGTTTTTCAACACCAAATTCATCTTCTTCATTGTCGCTTGCATTATCAAATCCAGCTTCAATTTGTTTTGCTTCAAATGTTAAATTTTCTTTTTCTTTTAACATTTTATTCAATTCAAATTCTTCATCTGTCATCATAAACCATTTTCTCAACACAAATTCTTGAGAAAAATATCCATTTGGATTTTCTTCAGGCTTATAAATAAAAGAATCTATATTTCCAAGTAAAGCAAATCTGGATTCTAACAATTCTAATTCTTTATATCGTTTATATAAATTAGATTCACTAAATTTAATATTGTAAAGAGAATAATCTAAATAAGCATCATCTCTTCCTCTTAATCGTAAAATGATAATAAATGTATCAAATAAAACATATTTAAATTTTTTCTGTAATCTTGTTATGAAATTTGAAAACTTAATTTCCTCTTGACTAACTTCACCACTTTTACCTGTACTATATTGATTTCCTGTTTCAACATCACTCCATCTAGTACTAGGAAGTTTTAAATTCTTATAGAGTTTCTTTTGGAAGTATTTTACATCTTCCATTTCACCAAGATTTTGTGCTGCCGGGAGAGTATCAACCGTGGTTTGTTCGCCATCACTACCTTTTGCAAACCAATAATCTTCAATCATTGCTTGAACATTTTGTGCAGAGTCCATTGCTCCCGTAGAAGAATCATATTTTATTCTTTTTCTATATCTCTGCATCAAACCTTTTATATATTCTTCAGCTTTAGTTTTTGGCATATTGCGGGTTGCAACATTCCAAATTCTTCTTTCGGCAGACCTACTTATACGATAAATAACAACAGCATCTTCTAAATTTTTTAATTGATTATATACTCTAACACAAGATTCTAAAAATCCTTTTACATCATATTTATTTAAACCTGTTCCATAACTAATATGAACAACTTGATCTTTATCAAATAAAACATTATCTTTAACTTCTTCTCCATGTGATGCTGGAACCTCATTAATATTAAACGAGTTCACAGACTGCACATAACCCACGATTTTGCCATCTTCATATACAGGGGCCATTGTATGTGGGGGTAATACTTTAATGCCTATTATATCGCTTCCTTGGCTGTTTAAAATCAATTCTATGTACAATTCACCATCAACAAGAAACTTTCTAAATAAATCCCATCCGATTTCATTAAAATTAAACACATCTTCTATTAAATCTGTCCAATCTTGTCTAATTGTTTCGTCAATGTGTTGTGGTAATTCTCTTTTTATTTCTAAATCAACAAGACTTCCATCTATAGATTCAAGAACGGCATCATCAGAAATAATATCCAAAGCATCAGATATATCCGGATAATAAGACATTTCTCTATATTTTGATATTCTATTTAACTTTGTAGAAAAATATTCCTCAAACTGAATATTAATAGAAGTCATCCCACAACTACTCTCATTATTATATTCATATTCAGAACTTAAATTAGAAATTTGTTTTCTTAAATCTAATTGTTCTTGAGAATAGCCTTGACTATTAATAATTTCTTGTTTTGATTGAACATCATCATCGAAACGCTTAGTACTAAAAAACTTAGCAAATTTGTTTATATTTACAAAATTAAACAATCCCATTTATTATCCTTTATTCAAATATTTTATCAATAAAATTAAGAATACTTTCTAATTTTTTTCTTCTATACATACCAAACCGTGGAGCGTAGTTTCCTTGACCACCAGCCACAGATATATTTCCGGCAGTTGATGTGGTTATTCCTGCATCTGCCTCTTCTTCAACATTTCCAGTTAAAGCATCAAGTTTTTTCTGGATATCTTCTTTTTGCTTTTGTAATTTCTCTAACTCAAGATTATGCATATCAACTTTTTTTTGTATATCATCTTTTTGTTTATTCAACATATTAAGTTGATTTTGTATTTGCTCTAAATTTTGTGGCATGTTTAATCCTTTTTATTATCTTCGGTCATGTAAAATTTTATTCTATTACACATATGAGCTACGACATCTAACACCGTACAAAAAAGACCATTTTCTATTTTTTCAGCAACAGTCTTTCTAAATTTCAATAAAATAAAAGTTGAAATACTTTTACCAATCACTTTACATATCGGCTCTACTTGTTTAATCATTTTTTCTTTTGAATAGTATTTCATAAACGCCGAAATTGCAATCAAAACTCCAACACTTGTTAACCATGCTGTTGTTACCATAACATCCCCTATGTTAATGTTTACTTCTTATGTTTTTAATTTCTTTCAATGACTCGTCACCTTCAAGTAATGAAATAAGATCATCAACATCAATAAGTCCACACAAACATAAACAGATGTATCTGTCAATATTATTTATATGTTTTAAGTTTTTAATTCTTTCGTGATAATTTTTCTTAATTAAAATAGCATCAACAGTAGAAAGTCGAGTTATTTCTTCAGATAATATAGAATCTACTTCTTTTTGTATTTCAACAAGAAAACTATCCACATTAATTGTACTAAAATAATTTTTATCTAATAAATCTTGACTGAAGCATAAACAGACCAGAATTAGAATACCAATAAAAACTTTCATGTTGTCCTTTATGAAGTTTGAACGTCAATATTAAGTTTAATGCCTTTATATTCATTATTAGGAAAAGCAGTTGCCCACTTTTTAACTAAATCTCCGCCAATATTTTGTTTGAATATAATATTAACAGTGTCATCTTCTTTTTTAGTTTCATAATTATAACCATCAAATGACTTAACAATAACATTAATTAATTCTTTTTCTTCTTGAGACAAATCAGGTTTATTGGTTACAGGATCAATTATTTTTTCTGGTTCATTATTTTTAATATTATTATATCCAAAATCATAACTATTATTTCCTAGAACTTCATCGACTCTTTTTAAGAAAGGAGAGCGTTCTTCATTTTCATTTAAATCTTTTAATTTAGTATCGATATAATCAGTTGATTTCATCTTTTATTTCCTCATGTTGAATTGATTCTACTATTAAAGAATTTATTATATCTTCAATTGGCATTTGATATGACTCAGCCAATTTATCTATATCTCGTTTTATTCTTATTATTTCTGCTCTTTGATTTACAGTACCTTTAACAATCAATTTATTATAGAAATCATTTGATAATGTTGCTAAATAAAGGAATGAATTTAAACTTACTAATTTTGATCCTAATAATCTTTTTAATTTAAATACCAATTTATCTAATACTGTTAAGGCCGATCTTTCTTCTTCTGTTTTTGGTTGTTTAATTACACGTCCGGCATTATTAACTAACTTTAGAGAAAAGGCTTTGCTTCTCGTTATGGGTGTAACTAAACGCTTAATTAAAAGATACGATATTATTGAATCTAAATTTTCTTTTTGATCTACGCTCATTTAGGCTCCAATAAAATTTTTGCCATTCGTTTTTCTATATTATCAAGAAATTTATGATATTCTTTATACAGAATATCTTTTACTTTTTTGTTTGTTTTTTCTAATTCTTTATCATTTTTATTTTTAACAACTTTTCTTAATTCTACTTTTATTCTTGAACTAAAATCACCTGTTGATGGAAAAATACTATCAATATAATTTGATAATCTTTCAATAAATTTTGAATCTAAAGGAACTTTACCATCATTATAGTTAGAATTTGTATCCTTGACATTAGGATCATTTGCTTTATTTTGATCCTTCTCAATATCAGGGATATTTAGTCTATCTCTTATACGACCAAATTTTCCGTTTATGTCCGTGAATAGTTCTTCATATGCTTCGTCTAGTAATGTCATTATTATTTTCTCTTGTAGTATTTTAATTCACCATTAATATCTATATATTCTAAAATTTTTCCTTCTGTAGATTGTGACCATCTTAAAATTATTATTGAATTTTCAGTTTTTATTGAATGTATTCCTCTTTTAGATTCCGGAACATAAACAGATGTATGACAACTAGGACACAACCAAATTCTATTATAATTATTATTTTTTCCACCACATTCAATTGGAATAATGTGGTGGAAATTTATTTGGAATCTATTCTCAGTTTGATATTCACAACATGGAAACTCACAATAATACATAAACAGTCTTATTCATTATCTTCAGTTTTTTCAGGCTCATTATTTTCTTCTGTTTCATCATTCTCTTCTGAAGTTTCGCCTTGTTCTGCTTTTAATTCATTTTCCATTTTTTCTAATGCATCATAATAAAATTCAAATTCTGCCAAATGATCAAGAGCAATTTTTTTTGCCAATTCATTATTGGTTGTGTGTTCTTTCATTTCAACATCTATACCTTTAGCTAGTTGTTCAGGATTAGCATCTTTTTCTGTAAATCCTTTTTCATTTGCTTTTCCTGCATTCCAAAAATCTGCAACAAAGTCAATTTGATCAGGAGAAACAGAATCAACATCTCCACTAACTTCTAGTTCTTTGTTATCATCAGTATTAACTTCAAAGTCTAATGAATCGCTATCATCTTCATATAGATAATGATTTGCACGACTTAAATAGTTCTTTCTTATATCATTCATTTGTTCCTTCTTTCTAAAATTGTTTATTTATAAGTATTTATATATTTTAAATTATTATTCATAAATAACAGTCATATCCACCGTAACAGCATTTACTATTGTTAATCCCGTACTAAACGGTAAATTATATTCCAACCCAAACGGTGTCACACCATTATCAGGATCAACAATAGCAATTATAGTTCCTGCGGATGTAGTATTATCATATATAGTTACAGTACCATTAGCGGGTTGATTCATAATCACCCTTTGGAGTGTTCCAGAACCATATTTACAAACCGTAGTCGATCCAGTTGTTATTCTTTTATATGTTGGTAATGATGTTTCTTGTCCTGTTCTCAATATTGCTGCCGCCAAACAATCAAATATAACATTAGCAGTTTGGCCCGAATAATTTGTATTTTCTATTCTAATTGGTAATGTTAAAAAATTTGTCAATATTCCATTAGAAACAGAATGTAATTTATATCCATCAATATAAAAATATACTGTTAAGGGTGTCCACTCAATTTCTAATTTATGATATGAATTATCGACTATATATGATAAACCCAAATTACCATTAAATGTTCCATTTGGAACTTTAATATCAGAACCGCCTCGCCTTGTCACTAAATTAAATGTTGAACCATCAAGTTCAAAGAAAAAACCATCAGCATCATCATATGCACCAATTCTTCTATAGTTATTTGTTGTTGCAGATGTTGTTACTCTTGCATATCCAACAAAATAATTAGTTGTTCCAATAATAAATCTTCCTCTTATATTACTAGTATATTTAATTGACGCATTAGCAGAAGTATTAGTTCTTAATTGTATATCCCCACTTTGAGATGCTGATGCACCATTGACTATACTTTCTGTCCAAAAATTTATGTCCTTTATTGCCCCATCAAAATTACTACCAACTAATTTTACATATGTAGCAACCCCCAGCATATTTGTTTCTGTTACTTCAACTATTTCATCACCATCTCTACCAACTATTACACTTTCAGTTTTTAATCTGCCACTTTCTGTTAATGCTTGTGGTAATGCCTCTACTATCGGACACATCACAGTTTGCAATCTAAAAAATGATGTTGCTGAAACTTCATTATTAACCACTCTAACTCTAGCATACGAATTCACTGCTTGTTCAGTTATTCCCAATCCAACTTCAGAAGAACGATATTGATATAAATTTGTTAAATCCCAATTATATCCATCCGGAGATTGGTCAATATACACATAACAATTTCTATCTGTATGTAAACTTACTTGTATACCATTTACACCCAATGTAGATGCTGATGTTCCTGTATATGTTCCATATGCACTCAAATTTGTGCTTGATGAATTTCCATCAGAAACAATAACATTTTGTTTTATATTAACATCTTTTAAATAACTCATTTTATTTCCTTTTTATAATATCCAATATTGTGTATTATCACTAATTACTTGTAAATTTTCATATTGAGAAATTGGTTGATATATTTCACCGTCAATAGTCGTCCCACCAATTATATCAGAATTTGCACTTACTATTCCAACGCCGACATTTTTTATATTAAATACTTTACCATTTGCTGGAATTGGTAAATTAACAGAATATGAACTCCCACTACAAATAATAACATCATCATTGGCAGATATATCATATGTTTCAGTTTTAGTTACTATATTTAATTTTAATCCAGCAACATAAACCGACCGATCTAACATTTCATTAATTGCTAATTGAACATTATCACCCGATAAAACAGTTCCAGAATTATCAAACCAAATTTCATCTGCATCATAATCGCCAGATAAAGGCTCAATATGACCAACTCTTCCATTAAATTCATTAACCCCAGCGGATAACATTGTTGCAGAAATGTCACCGATATTCATATCAATTTCAATAATAGCGTCATCAATATTAGATGATGATAAACTTGTAGATGAAAAATCTGATGTTAATAATTGTTCTCTTGTTATATTTTTAGTAGCTGATGTAGATACATCAACCACAACAAACATATCACTATTATCAGCTAGAACTAAATTAGTTAATTCTGTTATTTTCTTTGATGGCATGTTATTCCAATATTAAAAAGTCTTCATCTTCTGTTTCTAATAAATATTCATTTTCTTCTAAAATAAAATTTTCATATAATTTTGTTGCTTCACATTTACATTGGGGAATCCAAACATCATTATACTTATATTCCTGAAAAAGCGTATCACCATCTTGTACAATTCTCCATGTACCATTTTCATCTTCCCCAAAATATTTAGGATTCAATGATCTATTATTAACAGCGGCAAGGGCAATTAAATTTGCATCCCTATCACCAATACCACCGGAACCCCAAATTGGATATGTTCTTAATTGAGATAAAAAATCAACATCATGTTTTAACTTTTCAACTATGTCATCAACACTAGGAATATTTTTCTTTTTTACTTCTTTTTGTTTAACATAAACAGTTTTTATAACTGGTTTTTCTTTAGGTTTTATTTCAACATTAATATCTTTAACGTAAACATCTAAATCACCAATAAAAGAATCCTCATTTAATGATTTTAAATATTTAAATATTTCATTTTTTTCAAATTCAGAGATCATTTTATTAATTCTTTTAATTTTTTAATTATAATTTCAGATTCTAAGAATGTATCACCTTGAGTAGTGAATTCTTCATTTTCATTTATATAATTAAACAATTTAAATTTTTCTATATAATCTTTTTCTACATCATGATTATTTTTCAATAGTACCAACTTAACAATATCGTAATCTTCCAAACCTTCTTTTAAAAGAATGAAATTTTTTAATGTTTTAATTTCATTTTCAGATAAAATTTTCTTATCTTTATTTTCCATCTTCTCTCTTATTTTTTTAAAATCATTCATGATTATTCCTTTATAAATTATATACTTTAATAAAACCATCTGAATTTGTGTTAAATGATAACACACTTCCAGTTAGAATATCTTTTTCTTCTGTACAATCAAAATAATAAACAGGGCATCCTGTATCAAGATGATATAATGCAGCAAATCTAACATTATTTATATCAGCAGATGATGCCGACACATTTATACTATCACAATGAAAATAAACAGTATTTGAATTTATACTTGCTGATGTACCTGTACATAATATTCCACCTTCTGCATCATATGATGTTCCTGAAACAGCACTAATTTCATATGCAGACAGATCAGAATATGCTGATATATTACCCAAAACTGTATTGCTATATGAACCTTCACATAACATCAATTTAAAATTATCAGCATCACAATCAATTTGTTTTATAAGTAAATTATAAATAAAAAATTTTGAAACAAAATCAGACATATATTATCCTTTACCATTGACTCCACGGATCGTTGTTTGGTTTTTCTGTCGTTTTCGGAACATAAATCACATCATCCTTCTTAACATCAATATCATTCTTAATATCAAATATATCATCTAATCCTGTATTAGAAACAGCCGATATTGATGAATCAGGAACTTCTGATGTATCAATCATTTCATCTTTATATTTACTCAACACAATCTCCCATGTAAATTGATTAGATTGTAAATACTCATTACCATTCTGTTTTGGAACTTCTACAATCTCATAATAAACATTATTAAATTTCATCTTAACAATGTCGCCTATCTTAGGAACTACCTCAATAGTATTTATGGTTCCTGCAACATATCTAAAATGTTTCTTTGATATCCAAACTGACATATTATTTAAATTTTCAATTCCAAACTTTGAAAAAAATCTTTCCTCTTTTTGTAATCTAGTAAATCCTTTAAATTCAAAATTCTTCACATATCGTCTATTTATATCTTCTCCAAAGAACGCATTATATTTCTTATCATAACTAGTTACATAATATTCAAAATCTAATCCAAATCTATTATATATCTCTGTCTGCATAGACTGTAATAATTTTCTGTCATTATTATAATTATTAGAACCAAAATTAAACCAATTATTAGATGTTGGTGAATATGTTAAATAATTTAAATTCTCGGATTTTTCGGTTAAAGTATGAGAAATATTTGCTTTTGAAATTATACTACCAACTATTGAATAATCTCTTCCTGACGTTGATGTTATTTTCGATTTTCCTATTACTTCACCAACAATATTAAATGTCTGGTTCAAATCTGATGTTATATTTAATTTAGACTTTATATCACCAGATATATAGTTTATGCTATCTATTATTGAACTAATATTTGACTTAGATTTTATATCACCAGAAATGATATTAAATTGATTAGATTCACTGTTTATGTTTGACTTAGATTTTATATCATCAGAAATAATATTAATTTGATTAACATCACCATTAATATTTGACTTAGATTTTATATCACCATTAATTAAAAATGTTTGATTTATATTTGATGATATGTTTGACTTAGAAGAAATCGCACCGTTTACTATCACAGTCCCGACTTCAATAATAGTAACATCACCATTAATATTTGACTTAGATTTTATATCACCAGAAATAATATTAACTTGATTAACATCACCATTAATATTTGACTTAGATTTTATATCACCAGAAATAATATTAACTTGATTAATATCACCATTAATATTTGACTTAGATTTTATATCACCATTAATTAAAAATGTTTGATTTGTTCCTGAATAAATATTAGATTTAGACTTTATATCACCAGAAACAACATTTATTTCATTATAAGTTGAATAAACATTTGATTTTGCTTTTATATCACCATTAATAATATTAACTTGATTAGATTCACTGTTTATGTTTGATTTTGCTTTTACATCACCAACAACAACATTAACTTGATTCATATTTGAATAAACATTTGATTTTGCTTTTACGTCACCACTCATCACAAATATTATTTCAAATGGATCTCCAATTAATTCTGATGCATCTGAATTATCAATAAATTTAATTAAAGAAACAACATTTGTTCCTGGACTATCCACAACCCAATCATAACTACAATATCCTGTAGGATTTACTCCTTCAGATAAATCTGTTATTATATTTGCTGATAAAGATTCCCATATAGATCCATTATCACGAGATAACTGAAGTGTACAATCAGCTATATCATACCATTCTATCGTGTATGTCTGGCCTGTGTATAATGACATGGTTGGTCTTTATTAAATGTGTGGGTTAAATTAAAAACATAAACTGTAAAATTAATATTTACAGTTTATGTCTCATTTTTCATATTTTGTAAACTTAATTACTCAGATTGATCTTGAATTTCAAAATTACAAACTATCTGAATTTTTCTATTTTCAGGTTTATTACCTTGGTCTTCTGCCGGAAACGCTTCAGCAAAAATAGCATCACCAGCATTTTCAGTATCAGATAAACAAACTGCGAAGCCATTAGCAGATAACCAGCCATCCGCCCCAACCGAAAATTCTTTGACATCACAAGCTGCTGAAGCACCTGTTATAGTCCAATCAGTTCCTCTTGTAAGTTCAATTCTGGCATAATCTGTTCCAGAAACTTCAGTAATTCCACTTCCAATTTGTTCAGTTAATGCAGGATTTGATGTACTTTGAATTAAAGCCAAATAATAATTCTGAACTGCTGTACTTTCAAATAATACATTAACAATATGTGCTTGACCATCGTTTAATAACACACCACTCATTTTTTCCTCCTATTTAATGTTTAAAATTTCTTTATTTAAAATTTTTTTTATATCTTTAAAATCCCAATATGGAATTCTAATTATTTTTATTTTTTCTTTTTTACAAAAAATATTTTTTATTTTATCATATTCTTTTATAATCTTTAATGCTTCTTTTCTTTCTATTTCATTCTTTATTATATTATATTCTCTAAAATGTTGTTCCCCATCATATTCTATTGCAATATTATAGTTTGATAAATAAAAATCAAATCTCAGTTTTCTATTTTTGTTGCCTTTTAAATTATTAAATGTTTTTTGTGTTTCATATTCAATATTATTATCATTTAACCATTTTTCTATTTGTCTTTCTCCATGAGAAATTTTACATCTCGGACAACCATGTCCCAATAAATGTTTTTGTGGTATTTGATTAAATATATTTCCACATCTATTACATTTTATTTTTACTTTTGTTTTTCCATTAATATATTCATCTATAAAACTATAATCAAACTCATCACCATTCAATTTTTTTGATTTTTGTATAAAATTTTCTAATGTTAATGTCACACCACTTTTACAACATTTATTACACCCATGACCATTTAAATGTGTATTTGGTGTTTGTTCAAAGATAGTACCGCATTTATTACATTTAATTTTTATTTTAATGTTCCATCTTTTATAATCAACAAAAGAATAATCGTACAGACCACCATGAATTTTAATTGCCTTTTCTATAAATTCTTGAATATTACTAGATAATTTATTTATCCTATTTTCTGATGCACATTTTTTACAACCCATTCTACCAGAAATATGTTCGCTTGGATTTTGTTTAAAAATACCATGATTTTTACATATTATTTTAATTGAAATAAAGGCATTTATATAATTAACTAAACTATAATCAAATCTATCTCCAAACACTAATATTGCTCTTTTTATAAATTCATCATTTGTTATTTTAACACCACCATTACAACTTGGACAACCATGATTATTCCAATGAATGTCCGGTGTTTGTTCAAATATTATTCCACATCTCTTACATATAATTTTAACTTTTAATTTCCTTGAAATATATTCAACCAAACTATAATCATATCTATCTATTCCGTGAACTGCAATAGATCTTTTTATAAATTCTTCAGTTGTTAATCTTTTACTCATCAATTCACCTTACTGTAATTTCAAAACTCCAGTAGTAGACAACGGAATATTAAAAGTTCCATTATTAGATGACACTAAACTATTAAAATTAACCGCAACAACAAGACTTTCATCTGCCGATTCATAAATTACTGCCCCATATGCATCAATTGTAGATATAGCAAAATTAATATCATCAGCACTAACAACTAAATGAGTAAATCCATTTACATCAATTTCATTAAGACCCACATTATTTAAATCTTGTTGAGAATAACCACTAGTATTATAATTTGAATCTTCAGTAATTTCATAAGCAGATAGTTCATACCAATAGTCTGAATCTGAAAGTGCTCCGGTATTCCAATTTGCAAAAACAGCAGATGTAACCAATGCTAATTTAAGATCACCATCAGCAAATTCAAAATCCATATTACCAGTAAAAATTTTTAATTTTACACCATCAAATATATACGATGCCATATTTTATCCTTTATAACAATGCTGAAGCATGTTCTGCTACATTATTCATATTAAAATTATTTATATTAGTTACATTTTGTTGATTTTCAACAATTACATTTGTATTAATGTCCTCTAAACCATCAAGAATTGCACTTGCATGATCAACCGGAGTTTCTTGTTTTTTCTTATTTAACTTATTAACATTCTCTTTAAAATTTGATGGTTGTTTATTTTCAACAACTTTTTGTTTATAACTTTTTCTTTCTGATTCAAAAATGTTATTAGAAATAATTTTTATATCATCAAAATCTAAACCAAATTCTGTCAATTCATATATCAGTTTATCTTTTATATTTTCATCTGATTTTATTATTGTTTCAACAATAATTTCTTCATCTTTAATTATATTTTTTTCAATATTATCTAAATATTTTAAAAAATTTGATGCCATAAACCCTCCTAATAAGTATTTATATATTTTAATTTCCTGCACTTATTATTGCTGGAATTAATAATCTAAATCTTGTATTACATGTATCTAAATATATCGTATCTCCATATTCAACTTGGGTTATTAATGGTGCATACCACCCTTTAGGAATCCACGATGGATGTTTACCTTTTACTTGACCACCGCTCCATTGTTGCAACGAATCATTAACCGAATTTACTCTCATATTTGAACTATTTATTGAATCCGGTAGGTTTGACACATAATATGTTAAAATTGTATTTACTTTTCCGTATTGTGGTGTTAATGAATCTATTATTACTTTACTATCCATTGTCACTGGCCAAAATCCTGTTGTATCTGTATCAGTTAATAATCTTACAAAATATGTTGAATCTGGTAAACGATTTTTGATAATAAATGTATCAACGGTTGAAATTGATAATGTATCATAATTAGTTACTTCTGTTGAATCTAATCCTATTTGTAAAATTATATCTTTTGTTCCATAAGAATGATAACACGATACCCCAAATGCTGTTGTCATCACATTAATAGCAGTATCTTCTTTTACTATTATTATATCAGTAAACTGAGCCGTCACCGTACCATTCGTGGAATCAGTTTTCCAAACTCTGACACTGTCAAGCCCAATACTATCATACCCAATGTTTCCAGAGAAGGTAAAAAAGTTTGCTGTATACCCAGCACTTGCCGTTGATTTTATACCTAACGTGTCTCCACACGTATCTGATTGCGCACCAGAAGGTGAAACAGTTCCTCCAGTGGTTGTGGCAACGGTTAGCGTACAAAAGTCAAACCAAGCAGAGTCGCTTTCAAACGCACCCAAATCTGGCTTAGATCCACTATACAAAAGCGAAATACCATCACCGCTGTCCCATGTCATTGGAGCGGAAACTGTTATTGTATCAGTTGCATAATCAACAGCAGTAATAATACGTAAAGTGTCCTGCCCCTCAACCTGTATGGTGTCACCAGTTGTTATATTAAAACCATCGAAAAAATATCCAGCATCAGAAACTTTTATTTTTGTTCCGGTTGAGGTCGCACTTGTAATAGTAGTTAAAAAATACCCACTGTCTATACACCGGCTTTTTGCTAACAGATTTAAGTTAGGTAATAAAGTCGAGAATGGATCAGCGGATGTGGTGTCAACTAAATACGGATTAACACTGTTTAGCCAATTGTTTGAAACAATCTGAGAGTCAGTAACACCATCATAGGTAACATTTCCACCTGAGTTATTAAAGAATATATTGTTTTTAACAATATTACCAGTAGGATCAGCACGCCCATAATCAGCAAAATAAATTCCTCCTGTAAAATCAACATCAGGAGAGTGATAACCATTGCTTAAAAACGTGTTACTATAAATAACATTAGAATCACAACTAGTATAGTTAGCAGCAAATAGAGTAACGGCTTGAATTCCGCCATATCCATTTTTGTAAAAACTATTGCGTCTAACTATATTGTGTGGAGTCCTCAACGCGAAACCGTGTGAACTATCTGCATAAGAAATAATATTATTATCAAACACATTCCTTTGGGTATGAATACCTTCTGTCAATACACACCTATAACCGTGGACAGAGTCAACACCAGAACCTTTTTCATTATGAAAAACATTCCCTCTAATAACATTATATTTACCAAACACAGCCAAACAGTGATGACCACCATAATAAAACGTATTGTTTTCAATTAAATTATAGTAGGTAGAATCCTCTGCTTCAACATTCCGACCTATGTCTAATAATGAACCGAAATCCCGATACCCGAAGCGCGAGAAGGTGCAATTTTTAATTGTGTTGTATTGAGCACCATACTGAAATTCTCCACCCTCCCATTCAGCAGCATTATTACCTTGGTTAAATGTGCAACTATCAAAATTGTTGTATGAAGAATGTCCTTCAACAACTATTAGATGTAAACACGAATCGATACGTATGCCAATTACATTTACATACGAAACACTATCAAAGTAAACACCATAATTTTGATTTTTTATTACTACACTATCCCCAATATTATTCCTAAATATGATTATGTTTCCTGATTCACCTGAATTAGATGGGTTCAAATACGCCGAAGTATAAATGCCCTCCAACAACAAAACAGTGTCTCCCGTGTCAGCTCTAACATTTGCTGTATCAAGCAGACAAGGTGTGCCTACTTCTGTTGCTTCCTCCCAAGTTCCACTTCCATCAGTAGAAACATAATGTGTTTTTGAGGTTACACCACTAGCACCAAACCCCCATTTTGTGTTGTTTGTACTGTCAACAGAATTATATGCAGTTAAAGAATCTAACGATAAATAATCTCTAGGGTTTACGTAGGACAAAACCGTATCACCAGGAATATTTATTGTGTACTGTGTCCCAGGTAAAGACGACCTAAATTTATTTAAAAAACCCTCTGCTCCATTCCAATCTGAGGTATCGAGCGCTGATATTACAAATGTTTCTCCCTGTTCAAACGTACCTGTTTTTCCGTCAGTACCATAGATTAATTGAGCTATAGTACAACCATCATTAACAGAAAAATTATCATTCGCTGTTATTTTAGGTAAAGATTTTCCGGCACTTGTTATGTCTGCACCGTCTTTGGTAAAGATGTACTCAGATGTTGCATTGTGTGTTAATGTAGCACTGCCAGAAGAAACAACAAAATCACCTCCGATAGTGATTGTGCTTGACGTGTCTATCAAAACAGAAGTCGCTGTAGTTACCTTAATGCTATCCTCGACAGTAAAATCATAACCACCAGTTGTATTTGTTCCTTCAGCAATGGTTAAATTCCCCACAATGTTAATATCACTTGTTATTGCTGATATATACCCCGATCCGCCCATTGTTAAATTATAAACATCTTCTCCAACGGCAAGAATAGTACCAGGATCCCAAGACAACCCCGGAACAGTAATTGTACTGAGCGTATCAGCAATTGTTGTAATATTCGTTCCAAACTTTATGCCGTGGGCAGCCCAAACAGACGGCAATATTACCTCTGCGACACCAGTCTCATTGTAGTAAGATAAATCAAAATAAGCCGAGCAGTAAACTCTAGCGCCATGCCCATCTATATACATTTCACCGCCAGCGCCTGACTTTCCAGAATAAAAATACTGACACCTAATTGCTTGCCCACCCATATCATAAGTTAGCGTGTTTGTTCCGGTCAGGTAATGGGCAGTAAAAACAAAATTCTCGGCACACACCACCGAATCTGTTTGGGTAACAATTGAACCATCGCAATCATTATGATCTCCCATTGCAACTGATCCCTCAGTATTAATAAATGGCATTGTAATGTTTATATTACTGGCTGAGATATGCAGTGCCAAAATAGAGTACCCTGTAACATTCAGATCACAGTCTAATCCAATGTCATAAAAAGCAATGTCCCCCGTCACATTTAAATAAACTGCTTCAGTACGGTTAAAAGTCGCACTGTCCTCAATTACAAGGGGCGGGTTTACCCCGTTAGTAATGTATAATTGTGTTGCAGAAGTGTTTGTCAAACTTTTCTTTTTGTCGATGTATAATTGGTTAATGTTGGCAAACTCGTCAGCGTCAAGTACATTAAGTAACCCACTGTTTTTAATAACCAAAGAAGTGCAACTCAGGGAAGATAAACCAGTTCCAAAATGTAAAGTATCACTATCCCCAGTAAATTGATCGAGTGTCCCCATTGTCAAAAAACCGGTGTGATCAAAATAAACACTACCATCATGTATTAGCTCTCTCCCTGAGAACGAAATATTGCCAGAATAGTCAGCGGTTGATCTTATGGCGTGGATAGTTAAATTTGCTGTTGCAGTTGCATTTACCACACTGGTCGCATCAAACACCAAACTATCTCCAGAGTCAATCACACCAGTGGGGTCGTAGTTCGCTCCATCGTTCAAATCCGTGTCACCGGAACTATTCCACGTTCGAGTAGCACCAAACACCGACCCCGACCACACACACACTAGCATCAGTAATAATAGTTTTCTCATTTTGCGTCCTTTATACTAGTGGTAGTCAATGGAACCACTTTACTATTTCTCACATCTATTTCCCCAGAATATTGCGCTTTTTCAGACGCAGTATAAACACTGTCCGCAGCAATTACAGATTTTAGCTCTGATAATTTTGTTTTAATTGCAGTTTTTGTAATGTTAATTCCCTCAGTTTTCTTTTTTACATAATCAGCATAATCAACATAAACACTATCACCCTTTTGATACTGGTTATCAAAACTTTCCTTAGACAAAACAAGCATAGCGGCATCAGCTTTTTTGTATACCGCAATCTCTTCAGCAGCTTTGTACCGCGCGTATACCTTTTCGAGTGAATCTGCTGAGTATAAAAAGCTATAAATAATTATAATAAAAAATATTACCTTCATTTGTATTTCTCCTTTATCTCTATATAAATATTATTTACCTTCTCTTTACCCATCTTACATATTGCTGGCGGTACAGAGGAACCAAATTCTTTTCTTGCTGCTAACATTAGCCAGAAATAATATTTATTCATTTTATTCCTTATTAAAATCAAAATTACCAAATAAAATCATTAGCACGTTCAATCAACATATTTTGTTTCTTCCTTTTAAACCCCTCTGCGGCAACTTTATCTTCAACTGTTTCTTCAGCATCACTATCATCACCTGTATCTTCTTCAGTGCTTTCTTGGTCTTCTTTGGGAGTCTCAGATGCATTCACTTCAGGTGCCGGTTCTTCACCAAAACCCAAAGATGAAATTACATCTTTTAGACTCTGAATAAACTTAGGTAATACTTCAACAACAGTGTTATCACTTGACATTAAGAATTCTCTAAAAAGAGATGCTAATTTTTCTTTTGATTCATTATCATTTAAATCTGATTCAGGATTAAACGATAAAAATGTTTTTAATATTTGTTCTGCTCTATCAGCCATTATATTTCCCCTTTACCTGAAACGATAAGATGCATTATATATTTACCATTTGATCCATTTTCCATAGAACCTAAATCCATATCTTCATATTCAACATCATATTTCAACCCTTTTATATCTTTGTTATATTCTTTTAACTGTTCTAAAAACATATCTAATATTTTCTTATTTTCTTCTCCACGATCTTTAGTTGTCACAGTAACATTAACAGAATTATTTTTGATATCAATTCTTGAATCAATAGATTGAATTTTTTCAAAATCATATTCATTTTTTACAACATTATCAATTGAGGTATATACGGCATAGATATCTTTATATTCATCTTTAAAATCCGTTTGTTCTTTTTCAAATTCATCAACATAATCAAGTAAACTTTTTGAATCTTCATCTTTTAATTTTTTAGGATTAATAATATCTTTATTTAACTTTTCAAAATCAGTAAATACGCCGTCAATATTTTTTGGTTCATCTTTTGTAAGGTTAGTATTTAATTTATCAACGTTTAATTCAGATTCTTTTTCAGAAAGATATTTTTTGTACGATTTCATGTTTATTTCTCCTTAATGTTATATATATTTACAATTTTATTCACATAATCAAATTGATCTCGTTTATATAATTCTAATCTTTGTTTAAAGTGTATATATGCAAAATTTTCTTTTAATGATTTTTTCGTTTTGTATCTAAAATCATCAACAATATCCCAAAGAATTAATTTTTTCTTTGATTTGTGTAACCTTAAACCTCTACCAATGGATTGCATTACCTTGATTTTTGATTTATAAAAACTAGCAAAGATAACATGATGTAATTTTTTTATGTTTATTCCTGTACTAAACACTCCATATGTTGCAACAATAACACACCCTGATTTATGTTCAATTTCTTTTCTGACTTTTTCTCTTTCAAGAGATTCAACATTCCCACTAATTTTATATATGATTTTTTCTTTAAATTCTGACTTTAAATAATCATATATGAAATCTAGGTGTTCTATTCTTTGACATAAAATCAAAACGTTATCATTAGTATTTATATGTTTTAAAATATATTTTATTACATTATTTCTTTTTTTATGATTTATGATATATTTTATTTCTTCTGCATAAACATTTTTCTTTGGTTCGTCACTATCTTTTTTTGGTTGTTTTGTTAATTTTATTAAATTTTGTATGTCTTCTTTTGGATATTTTATTATTAAATTTGCTATTTTTATTTTAGACAAATAACCTTGATCTTGTAATGTTTTAGTTTTAACCTCAACATTATCATCGGTTTTAATTATTAATTTTGGGCCTAAAAAACCAAAAATATTAAATAAATTTATTGGAGATAAATTTTCCGGTAGGGTTCCTGTAAGTCCAAATCTATAATCAGCATTTATACATTTTTGTAATAATTGTTTTAATTTTGATGAATCAGTAACACTCTGAACTTCATCAACAATTACAGCATCAAATTCTTCAAAAAAATTATATTGTTTTTTATAAATGGATTGCCATGTGGATATTAAAATTCTTTTATTTTTATCATACATTTTTGAATCGTGGAATAAAACAGAAACATAATCAGATATTTCTTCAAAACCATATTCTTTAAAATCGGAGAACATTTGGAGGGTTAAATTTATATTAGGAACAACTAGAAGAATTTTTTTATCTACACTTGCTAACAAATATCTAATTAAAACATAAATTATGTTACTCTTTCCACTCCCTGTGGGTAATTCAACAACTCCGCGTTTTTTATTTAAAAATTTAAAAACAGAATCAATTTGATAATCTCTAGGATAAAACTCTTTATTTTTAAATAACGCCACAAACAATTTATTTAAATCTTCATGAGTGATATGATTAAAAAATTCATCTTCTTTGAATTTTAATTCATAGTTATATTTATGAAGTTTTAAGAAACAATGAAGAAATTTAAATAAACCAATAGGAAGAGTATTATCATTTGTATTAAAAAAACTAATTTTTCCATCCCACATTTTAGCTTTATATTTTGGGCTGAACCAGTAATTTTCTGCATGTGTAGTAAAAAAATCTCGCAATTCTAATAGTTGTTCAAAATTACAATGAATTTTAAAATAAACAGCATTTAATTTTTCTATGATTATCTTATCATTCACTAAATTATTCCATTTTTTATTTTCAATAAATCAACGTAGTTATTAATTTGATAACCTAATCCATTTAACACTTGAAGCATTTTTTCTAAATATTCTACATAAACAGATTGTTTATCAAATTTTAATTTTATTTTAATATAATCGTCATCGCCGGAAACATATTTTTCAATTTCTTTTATTGTTCCAGTTACAAAATTTTTATTAAATTTATAATCATGATAAATTTTTTTAAATAATTTATCTACATCAGTATTTATAATTTTTAATAATCTCTTTTCTCGAATATATAAATTAAGATATTTTGAATATAATTTTGGAATCATTAAAATTTTATTCATAACATTATCTGGCGTTATAATAATATCATTATCAAAATCATTTTGAATCTTTAAAAAAGTTTCATTATTCATGTTATAATCCTTTAAAAATTAAAAACAATAAAACGAAGTTAAAATCTTGCGTAAGCAAGATTTTTAATTAAATTCATAAAAAGTTTCACGTTAACTATACCATTATTTCTTTAATTATTATAATTAATATAATTATCTTGGTATATTATAAAAAGATATAATCAATATAATAATCTTTTTTTTTATTTATTATTATAATTAATATAATTATTATAATTATTATAATTAATATAATTAATATAATTAATATTATAGGGGTGAAACAATTTTAGTCATTTAATTTATAACTTTATAACATAAAATATGTTTGAAATTATATTTTTAAATATCATAAGAAATCTCTTGACTTTTTTATAAAACTTATTATATTAATTAAAAGAATAAATTTACAAACAAAAAAGTAGGTTGAATGTTTTTAAAAATTATTAGTGTATCATTTAAAAATTTTTTATCTTTTGGTAACAAGTTTACAACAATAAATTTTAATGATGGGTTAAATCTTGTAACAGGTGAGAATGGAACTGGCAAGTCAACAGCATTATTAGATGCTTTATCATTTTGTTTATTTAATAAACCATATAGAAAAAAAATTACACTTGAAGATTTAGTGAACCGCACAAATAAAAAAAATACTGAAGTTAGTTGTAAATTTGAAAAAGATGGAAATAATTATGAAATTATCAGAGGATTAAAACCAGCCAAATTAGTAATCAAGAAAAATGAAGAAGAATATAAATTATTATCATCAAAAAAACTCAATCAGGATGAAATTGAATCGTTGATTGGTATCAATTATAAATTATTTAAACAGATAATATCACTCTCAATTAATTATAATGAACCTTTTTTGTCTTTGTCTACACCAGAAAAAAGAGAAATAAGTGAAGATTTATTTGATATTAAAATTTTAGCTAAAATATTAAAGCAAACAAAAGAAGAATTAAAAGATTTAAAAATTGAAAAATCATTAATTGAAAATTCTATTTATCATTTAAATCAAAACGTTACCTTAGAAAAGAATAGAATTGATGAATTAATTCTAACAAAAAATAGTTTTGAAGATAATAAACAAAAAGATATTGGCGACATAAACAGTAAAATTGTTATTTTAAAGTTAGAGTTAAATCAAACTAAAATAAAAGGCAATGATACCGAAAAAAAATTAAAAGAATTAAATAAAATTGATATTTCTGACTTAAATTATCAACAAAATAATATTAAATCTCATATAATGACTTTAGAAAATGAAATTTATAAAAATAATCAATTTTTGATTTCAGAACAACAGAGAATTGATGATTTAATATTATCAGAACAAAAATTTGAAGTAAACAAACAAAAAGAAATTTCTGAATTTACTAATAAAATTTCATTATTAAAAGAAAATTTATTAGAATTAAAAGATAATATAATTGCAATTGAGATCATTTTAAAAACATTAAAAAAACAAGAAGTGTCTGTATTTAATGAGCAGAGAGACAATATAAATAAAGTACTTAATGAAATTGAATTTATTATAAAAAATGATAAAAATGATATAGAATTTTTAAAAAATAATGAAATTTGTCCTACTTGTAAAAATAATATTACTGCTGAGTATAAAAAAGAAAAATTAGAGGCATTAATTGAAAATGTGAATTTTCAGGAATTAATTACAATAGAAAAAACAAAAGAATTAACAGATGTAAATTTTAAAATAAAAGAAATATTAAGGGATAATGAACAGTATATTAAAACTAAATCAGAATATGAAAAATTAAAAGAAAATTTTGTTCGGCTGAATAAAGAAAAAAAAGAAAATGAAACAAAATTAGTTGATATACAAAATAAGAAATTTGATATTAATATTAAAGAATTACAAAATAAATTTGATAACAAAAGTGTAGAATTAAAAAAATTTGAATTAAATAACAACATTACTATTTCTGGATTAAAAGAAGATATTGAAAAAATTTCAACTGAAATTAAAAGCGCAGAAAATAGTAATGAAGAATATTTAAAAGTGAAAATTGAATTTGATAATTTAAAAAAATCCTTTTTGACTTTATCTGAAAACATAACCGAAAATGAAACAAAACTTGAAGAAATAAATGCCAGAGAATTTAATATTAATATTGATGAAATTAAAAAAGAATTTGAAAAAAAGAAATTTGAGTTAAAACAAACCGAAAATAATTTAATTGATATTGAATCTAACATAAAATTGAATGATAAAATATGTGATATTTTGTCTGATGAAGGAATTAAATCCTTCATTTATGAACAATTGATACCAATATTAAATTATAACATTAATGAATATTTAAAACTCTTTGAAATTCCTATAGTTATAGAATTTGATAAATACATGGAAGCACAAATAAAAGACTTGAGAACATACACAGAAGATGTATCATATTATTCTTTTAGTGAGGGCGAAAAGAAAAGAATAGATATGTCAATTTTATTATCGTTTATCAGTGTTACTAAATCTATTTCAAACTGGAATTGTAATTTACTTATAATTGATGAACTTCTTGATAGTTCCATTGACGAGAAAGGATTAGATAAATTATTATTAAGTTTAGAAACAATGATTCAAAATATAACTAATTTTGGAATATATATTATATCTCACAGATTAAGGAAAGAATATTTTGATCAATTTAATACACTAATCGAAATTAAAAAGTCAGAAAATTTTTCTGAAATAAAATACTTAAAAGGATAAACTATGGCTAACTATGTTGATAAACAAATATTTTTAGAATTATTAAGAGAACATAAAAAAACAAAAGATTCAATTTCTTATAATAAAATAGGAAAAATATTTTTAGCTATAGCAAGGAATTATTTAAATAAACCCCGATATATCAATTATTCTTTTGATAGAAAAGATGAATTTGTTTCTGATGCAGTGTGGACGATGTGTAGATATATAAATAAATTTGATGAGGAAAAACATAATAATCCTTTTGGATATTTCAGCAAAATTACAGAAAATTCTTTCAAACAAACATATAAAAATAATGTAAAATTAAAACAATATTTTATTAATTTATCTTTTATTGATAGTTTTGATAATGATTTTAATGGAGATTATGAATAATGATAGCAGTAATAACAGATTTACATTTTGGTTTTGATAAAAATTCTGATGCATTTTTAAATCAAACTATGGATTTTATTAAAAAACAATTTGTTCCTTATTTGAAAAATAATAACATAACCGAAGTTTTTATTCCAGGAGATTTGTTTGATAATAGAAATAATCTCAATAATAAAATATTAAATGATGTTTATGAATTATTTAATAACGAATTAAAAGAATTTAAAATTCATATTATTATTGGTAATCATGATATTTATTATAATTCAACAACAGAAATTCATTCTCTAAAATTTTTAACTAAATTTGAAAATGTTATTGTTTATGATGAACCTAAAATAATAACAATTGAAAATAAAAAAATATTTATGGTGCCTTGGGTTATAGACCAAAATATAATCCCTGATATATTAAAACGAGCAGATGTTATAATGGGACATTTTAATATTGAAGGTTTTAATTTTAATAAACATGTTATAAGTAAAACTGGCATTTCTCATGAATATTTTTTAAACAAATGTAAATTAATTATTTCTGGTCACTTTCATACCAGAGCAATTAAAAAAATAAATAATACAGAATTTATTTATATCGGGTCTCCATACCAAATGAATAGAGGAGATATAAATGAAGATCGCGGATTTTTAATATTAAATCTCGAAGATTTATCATATGAATTTATTAATAATGAAGTTTCACCTAGATTTATTAAATATGATTATCCTGAAGAAATTAAAGATAATATCAAAAATAATAAAGTTGATGTTTATATAAAATATAAAAAAGAAGAATATGCTCCAAAAGATTATGAAAAATACTTAAATGATATTAAAAAACATAATCCGTTTTCTTTAAATCATTTTTTTACTGTAGAAAATAATTTACCTAAAAATTTTGATCCAACAACATTTAATTTATCTTCAATTCCTAATATATTTAAAACATATCTTAATATATTAAAATTGGACAAAAAAGAAAGTAAAAAGGTTTTTAATAAATTTATGGAAATTCATGATAATGTAAAATAGAAAGGTATGTTTATGTCTGGTTTACCTTGTGAAATAGTAGATTGTCCTAGATGTGATGAACATGGTTTATGTGATTTATCTAAACAACCAAAAGAAGAATACTATAGAGAACCTAAAAATTGTTCTCATAGATTGTGGCGATTAAGAAAGAAAAAATAATTTTATCTGTTTATGTTAAATAATTAGGATCAGATTAAAAATGATAAGATCTTATAAAGTAGAATTAAATCCTAATAAGAAACAAATTGAATTATTTAATCAAGCAAGCGGAACGGCAAGATTTATATATAATTGGGGATTAGATAGAAGGATAACTGAATATAAAGAAAATAAGAAATTATTATCATATTTTAAACAGAATAAGGAATTGACAGAGTTAAAACATAATAATGATTGGATGTATAATGTACCAAAATCTATACATCAAATGGCATTAATAAATTTAGATGGTGCATTTAAGAATTTCTTTAAACACATATCAAGATTTCCAAAATTTAAATCAAAGCACAAATCACAATCTAGTTTTCAAATTGATAATGATAGAATTTATATAACTAATAATGGAGTAAAATTACAAAAATTAGGATTTATAAAATTTAAAGAATATGAATATATACCAACACAAGGTAAATATACAAGAGCAACCATAAGTAAAACAGCAGACAGGTGGTATATTTCAGTAGGAGTCCATGAAGAGGATAAAATTAAACCCGAATTAACTGAAGAAATAATTGGTGTTGATTTAGGAATAAAAGCATTAGCAACATGTTCAAACGGAATGGTTTTTGATAATCCTAAAGTTTATAAAAAATATTTAAATAAATTGAAAAAAGAACAGAGAAAATTATCAAGGAAACAAAAAGGATCAAATAATAGAAACAAACAGAAAATTATTGTACAAAGAATTCATAAGAAAATTGTTGATATAAGACATGATAATATAAATAAATTAACAACTGCTTTGGTGAAAACCAAACCTAAAGCTATTGTAATTGAAGATTTAAATAATTTAGGCATGATAAAAAATCATAAATTAGCACAGGCTTTATCTGATTCATGTTTCGGTTTAATCAGACAACAATTAGAATATAAAACTGAAAGAGATGGTATTGAATTAATATTGGCTAATAAATTCTTTCCATCATCTAAAACTTGTTCAAATTGTGGTAATATTAAAACAAATTTAACTTTATCAGATAGACAATATCATTGTGATATTTGTGGTTTTGAATTAGATAGAGATTTAAATGCAGCAATTAATTTAAAGAATCTACGGTTGGCTAAACCGGAAGTTACGCTTGTGGAGATCTTCGCCTCTGGTTGATATTGTAAAATATTAATTAAGTGTGATCAATGAATCAAGAACGAGATTATTAACCTTAATCAAAATGTGTTAAATATACAGTTTAACATATATTAGAAAGCAGTAAATTAATGGAAAGAACATTAGTAAATGAAATACCGACATCAACCCTTGAAGTTTTTCAAGATCAATTAAATAATCCAAATAAAGAATATAAAAATGTAATTCAAAAAAACACAGCAATTAAAAAATTAACAAAAAATATTGTTCTTGCCCTTCGTAGTTCAGAAGGGGGCTGTGAGGCACTCAGAAACATATTTCCAATGAATTATTTAAACTCTGTTTATGGTAAATCTGGAAAATTTAATGTGATAACATCTCCTATGTTAATTTTACAAGATGATATATTAAGAAGATGTCGTTCAATATTTTTTCAACGTATAATGAACCCGGCGCAATATCCAATAATGTTACAATATAAAGAATTACAAAAAAAATATAAATTTAAGATGATCTATGATATTGATGATTTTTTATGGGATGGGCCAGATGATGGAGAAGAAATTCCAGAATATAATTTCGGTAAAAACTCTATAGTTAAACCAGTTCAAGATGCTTGTGTTGAAATTATGAAATTATGTGATACTGTTTGTGTATCGACAAAATTTCTTGGTGATTATATTGCAACAAAAGGAATAGATAAAAATAAAATAAAAGTTGTATATAATTCACTTGGTCAGTTCTTTTATGGGACGGATAAAAGAAAACCAATAGCTAAAAAGATAGAAAAACCTACTGTTGTTTGGTCGGCATCTCCTACACATTGGTCAGATGAAAAGAAATTATCTGGTGATATGGATAATGCTTGGCAGGAATGGGTAATAAAATCAGTATTGAATAATAAAATTAATTTTGTTCAAATGGGTGGATTGCCTTGGTTTTTTCAAGGGATAAAAAATAAAATTACTGTTGTTGATTGGCAATACAGTTATAGTTATCATTTGGCGCTTAAAGGAGCAAAGTCACACTTTGGAATTTCACCTTTAGTGCCCAATTATTTTAATTATTCTAAATCACCAATTAAATATCAAGAATATTGTGCCATAGGAGCATTAGGAATAGGCACAACGTTTAGTAATGGTAAACCATCACCTTATGATATATGTCACGTTAAAGCGCCTGATACGATCACTGTGAAGGAAATTGATGACTTGTTTGAGATGTATTGTTATCCTGATAAGTATAATGATATTATTTCTAAACAATATCAGCAACTTTTAGATAATAGTTGGTATACAGAATCGCCGGGATATGTGAATATGATGTTATCAATTTTATAATATAAAATATATTATAAATTATTTTTATAATAAATCTCTTGACTTTTTTGCAAAACTTATTATATTACTTTCATAAATTATTTGATGGTGTGCTGGTAGGAGGGCAGCTATGAAAATAGTCCACCGTTTAGCTGAGAAATCAGAGTAAAAATGGGAACCGCAGACACCATCTTTTTAAAATATATCAAGTGTAATTCAGGAGAATTAAATGAAAGCTGATGATATTTATAATGCTTATATTAGGGATTGTAAAAATTTTGAATTTGATGCATTTTCTAAAGAATTTATAATGTGTGGTATTACCGAAGCATTAACAAATATAATTGATAGATTAATTTTAAAACATGATTTTTATGTATATTCTGTTTTTATTGGTAATGTTTATTTTGTATTTATTTTTACCCATCAAGGAATTACATGTGGAATTTGTAAAAATGATGAAGATCTTGCAATCTGCATAAATAAAATAAATAAAATAGAAAAAGATAAAATTAAATTAACGCTTAATAATATATGAAAAATTAAACATACACAGTCTAACACGGAAAATAATGAAACCATAATGAAAACAATTAACATTAATACACAAGCTGAAGTTAAATTGACTGAATATGGAAGAGAAATTTTTAATAAATATTATTCAAAATTTCCCGATTCAATAAAACCCAAAGCACCTACAATTTTAAAAACTGAATTGTGGCAATTAATGAATATATTTGGTGATTGTTTATATCAGGGAAATTTAAAACTTCCATTTGAAAATAATAATATAAACATTATTACTGTTACTCCGGTTCAACTCAAAAAAGAAGAAAATAAAAACACTTGCTATAGTTGTTTTGAATATCAAGCTGGTTGTGTATATCCAAAACCAGATAGAAGTGGTTGTGATAAATATGTTGATCCATTTTGAAAGGAATAATTTGTGATTGTTAAACCAATTTTGATTGATACATTAATTGATATTCATGGCGATGTTGGAAATGTTATGACAGAACTTGATGGTAAATGGTATATATCAAAACCGTTACAATTAAATGATTTGGATGATATATTAGAAAGACTTTATCACGCATGGTTAATTATTATTGGTAAAGCTAAAGCATATCAATATGTGGAGGATTTGTGATAATTCCTGGTCAACTTTATTATGATGTACATTGTGATGAAACAATATTAGTTTTAGATAGTGGGCCGGTAAAAGACACATATAATTGTTTAATATATAATAAAGCATATCATTTAGATATGGTATTGTTGCATGAACAACAAATTTTAGAAGATAGTAATTTAATTAATAATGATGTAAATATTGGATTTTATAATTTAATGCGATTGGCAGTAAAATGACAAAAGATGATATTATTATTAAAGAAACAATTGTTAATGATAACGATATAGAACTTTCGGCTAGATTTGAAATCAGACTTAATGAAATTATACCTAATGAATTTTCTGAGTTTAAAAATGAAATTAAAGAAAAATTAAAATATGAATTGTGGCAACATTATTTAGAATTTACTAATCATCCAATAAATAAACAAAAATTTGAAGAAATGAAACATATATTGAAAGAAATTAAAAATTTCATTTTCATAAATCATTCTACTAATCTTTATAAAAAAATCACTGATATCTTAGAGGAAAATAATGTTAAAAATCCCATTAGATAGTAAAATTTTATCGTTATCACATGCTGATGGTGATGGTATTGGCTGCCAAATTGTATTAGGCGCTGTTTATAAAAACATTACATTTGCTACAACAGCATTTTATAATGTTGATCAAGCTATAAGTTCAATAGTTTTTAAAGATTTTGATTACGTATTTTTGACTGATATTTATCCAACAGATGAAAAATGTTTAACTTTATCTGATAATATTATTTTAATTGATCATCATCCATCTCCATATCATAATCCAGCAAAAAATAGATGGGTTATTTCTGATAAAAATAAATGTGCTGCATATCTAGTTAAACATTTTGTTGAAACAATGTATAATATAAAATTAGATCATTTAACGGAATTTATTAAATTGATTAATGATTATGATGTTTGGGAATTGAAATATAAAGAAAGTAAATGGTTAAATGATTTATATTTTACTTATTATCGAGATAATTCATTTAGACATGAATTTATGGAAGGACGAACAACATTCACAGATAAAGAATTAACATTTTTGGGTCAATTAGAAAATAAATTTAATGTCTTATATGATGAAATTGAATTACACGATTTTAAAAATATTAATGGGACGTTAATATTTACTGATGATTTTGCTAATGAAATTGCGGATAAGTTAATGAAAGAAGAAAATTATGAAATAGTTTTTATTAAATATATAAAAACTGGAAGAGTTAGTATTAGGACAAAAAGAAAAGATGTTGATATAGGAAAAATATTAACGGATTTTAATTATGGTGGTGGTCATCAGATGGCCGCAGGTTTTTTTATTAAAACTAATAATGAATTAGAAGAAAAAATTAGAATCATAATTGATTTTATTTATAAAACCTGTGAGGGAATCCGGAAATGATAAAAAGATTTAATACTATAACAAAAATTAGAGAAGAAAATATACAAGTAGATTTGTTTATAGATGAAATACTTGAAGTTTATAAAAAACATAATATGTCTATTTCGCATGAAGACAAATTTGGTGCCTTTATTATTGAAAAAAATTTTGATGATAATTGTAAATGGTTAGAATATGCGCATATTAATATTTGAGAAAGGAACTGTTTATGTTACGATCTTGTGAAATGCACGGAGATGTAATAGTTGCATACGATAATTTTAATCTTGATGGGTGTCCATATTGTAAAATTTTAGAAGATAAAGAAAATATATCAGAATATGAAAATCAAATTGAAAATTTAGAAACAGAAAAAGAAAATCTTGAAAATAAAATTTATGATTTAGAAGAAAAATGTGAAGTCTTAACATATAAAAATAAAAATTTAGATGAAAATTATTTAGAATCGAACGACAAGATTGATACGTTGGAAGCAAAAATTAAGGAATTACAAACAGAAAATACACTATTGCGTATTGATTTAAAAAATATTTCTCTTAAATTAAATGATTAGGATATAAATGTTTAAAGCTATTTATTATAACCCGATGAATAATAAAATTCATTTGTGGGAAGCTACAGAAAATAATAAAACAAGAAAACTAGTTGTTGAACCGGAAATAGATTATTATGTTGTTGATGATGCATCGGATTCAGGAGTAAAAGATATTTATGATAATCCTGTAAAAAAAGTTAAATCAAATACTATACGAGATATGCGAGATTTTGTTGAATATTCAAATACACAAACATGTGAAACGGCAGTATCTCAAGAAGTTAAATTTCTTCAAAAACAATATTTAAATCAAAAATTAGAATCAAATCTTGACAATTTTAATATTTGTACATTAGATATAGAATTAGAAGCTGGAACTGATTTTCCGGATGATATTAGTGATAGCGTAATATATCCAATTAATTTAATAACTGCTCATTATTCTAAAACAAATGAATTAATTACTTTTGGAACTAAAGAATATACAGGAGATAATGTTAAAAATTTTCATTATTGTTGTGATGAAGAAACATTATTAACTTCATTTCTAAATCATTTTAGAAAACAAAGAGTTAATATATTAACAGGTTGGTTTTTAGATACATTTGATACTCCTTATATTGTTAATAGATGTGATAAATTAAATATAAATATTAGTTTGTCTCCAATCAATATTGTCATTCCTAAAAAAGTTAGAGATGATTATGGTAATACTAGAAATATATATCAAATTGCTGGAATATCAATTTTAGATGGTTGTAAATTATATAAAAAATTTACATACACTAAACAAGTCTCATATTCATTAAATGCTATTGGATTAGAAGAAGTAAACGAAGGAAAATTAGATTTAGAAGGACAAGTAAATCATATATATAAAACAGATTGGAATAAGTTTGTAGAATATAATGTTCAAGATGTGTTGTTAACTAAAAAAATAAATGATCATACAAAATTTATTGAATTGGTTATTGATTTTTGTTATGAAGCATTAATTCCATTTGAAAATGTTTTTTCTTCCATTGCATTAATTACAGGATACATTTTAAAATATCTTCATTTAAAAAATTTAGTCCTTCCAGATCCAGATAAACATAGAATTAAAGAATTAATTCCGGGTGCTTATGTTATGGCAAAACCTGGGTTGTGGGAATATGTTATTAGTTATGACGTTGAAAGTATGTATCCTCACATGATTATGCAATATAATATATCTCCTGAAACTTTAGTTTTTCAACCAGAAAATGTAAATGGATTAATTAAAACTCCATTATCTGATATATATGAATGTGAAACTCCTAGTGGTAAATTTTCAGTCGGTGGTGTTTATTACAAAAAAGATAAACAAGGAATTTTGCCAGAAATTATCGAAGATGTATTTAAACAAAGAAAATATTTTAAAAATAAATTTAAAATCGCAAAAGGAATTGAAGATAAACTATCTATAGAAGAAATTTCAAAAAATACATTTATGGATTTTGTTTATGTTGAAAAACTATACAATGAAATAATAAAAGAAGGATTATCATCTAAGTATTATGACCGAAAACAATTAATTTTGAAAATTTTGCTAAATTCTGTCTATGGTTGTGTTGCTCAAAAGAATTTTTCTTTTTATAATCCCCAAAATGCAATGGCAATTACTATTGGTGGTCGTCATTTGATTCAATATTTATCTGATAATGTTAATAAATATATAAAAGAATATTGGCATAAAATTGCAAATAAATATTATCCAGATGCAAAAGACACCAAACGAATAAAAAACGATATAGTTTGTTTGATTGATACGGATAGTTCATATCTTTCTTTAAAAGAAATCATTGATAGTATTAATTTGAAATTTAATTCAAATGAAGAATTTAGATTATGGGCTATTGATTTTGATCATCGAATATTAAAGCCGTTTTTTGAAAAAATATTAGATATATACGCTAAAAAATTTGGTATAAAACAAATGATTAATTTTAAAAGAGAAAAAATAATAACAAAAAAACTTATATTAGCAAAAAAGAAATATGCTGATTTAGTTTTGGACGATGAAGGAAAAATATACAAAGAACCAAAATTAGCAATTACTGGAATTGAAATTGTAAAAACATCTACTCCAAAATTTTGTAGAGAAAAATTAAAAGAATGTTTAAAATTTATTATGGAAGAAAATGATAAAGAAAAAACATTAACTAAAATTAGAAACATATATAAAGAATTTTTAACAGCGGATCTTCCAATAATATCATTACCAAAATCTGTAAATGTATACTCGCAATACGCAAAACCTATTGATGAATACATAAAAAGAAATTCGGTTTATTATGCAACTAGAACACCACAGGCTGTTAAAGCGGCAATCAATTATAATTTCTTAATAACAAAACATAAACTGTCCTTACAACCAATAGGTAATGGTTCATCTATTATGGTATTTAAAGTTAATCCTAAAAATGAACTAATGAGTGATGTTATAGGCTTTATTGGTAAGTATCCAGAAGAATTTAAATCAATATTTAAAATTGATTATGATTCACAATGGAAAATTTCATTTGAAGGAGTAATCCAAAGATTTTTTGACGCTATAGGATGGGGCCAGATTCAATTAACAGAATCATGTTTAGATGAATTTATTGTTTTTTAAAAGGACAATATATGAAAAATTTAATATTAAAATGTGCTAATTGTGAATATGAAACAAAAATCGCAATTAATAAAAATAGAATAAAAGAATCCATTTTTATTTGTGATCAATGTGGAAGTAATTACTTTTCTTATGTTTATATCGATGAAACAGCAACAATTAAAAATGAAGATGATAAAGTTTATTGTAAAGATTGTGTGTATTACAAATATGAAGAAGATTTAAATTTTTATACTGATATACATTTTAAAGATTCAAATAAAACAATAAAACACGGCGATGCTTTGTGTGTTTCAAAAATAGTAGAAGAAGTTAGTTATAGTGTTCATCCAAAAGAAAGTATAAAGACTCGTGTATTATATGTTGATGATTGTTTAATTTTAAATAAAAATAATATTTGTAGATATTATACACCAACTTTTATGACAAAAGCAAAGAAAATTGCTAAAATAAAAAACATATTATTTGCATAAATTTTATATTTAAAAACATAACTTATGTTTACAAAAAATAATTAATTTTCTCCTTGACTTTTTTACAAAACTTATTATATTACTTAAATGACAAATTATAATTTTAAACCACTAGACGGAAATTACATAAATAATGTTTTAAAATCGTATTCATTAGAAAAAAACATTTCAGATTGTAATGAATTATTTTATAAGTTTTTAAAATTAAAAAATGAAGAAATTGAAAATTTTGTAAAGTCATCATTAAAGATACTAATCCCAGAAATTAAAGATAGTTATTTTAAAATTGATTCTCTCCATATAATAAAAGAATTGATGGATAAATACAATATATGTTGCCAGCAATTAGACATTCAAGATTTATATATTGATAATATCAAAAGAAATATTTGGATAATAATAAAAGATAATAATGTAGAATTTTGTAAAATTTTTTAAAGGATGTAATGTATGGCTAAAAAACCTAGTATTTATGATATTGTAAATAAAAATAAAACTGCAAATGATATCATGGCAGATTGTTATTATGATGTTGAAAATGAAGATAATGTTGTAGAATTTATTTCAACAAATGTCATATCGTTAAATTTATTATTAAGCGGGAAAGTTAATGGTGGGATTCCTATTGGTAAAATATCAATGATTTCAGCACCGTCTATGTTAGGTAAATCTTTTGTGGCGATGTCAGCAATTAAAAATGCACAAAAGAAAGGAATGAATATTGTTATAATTGATACCGAAAGAACCTTTAATAAGAATATGGCAATATCTCTAGGTATTGATGTGAGTAAGGATAAATTATTTGTTATACAAGATAATGGTATTGAAAGAATTATTAAATTTGTTTTAAATTTATTTGAAAATATGACTAAAGAAGAAAGAAAAAATACATTTGTTGTTTTTGATAGCTGGGGAACCTTATTAACCACAAAAACTCTTGAGGATGGATTAAAAGGTAAAGATGTTATGGATATGACAGATTCAAAGAAAAAGAATAAATTGGCAAATATTATTCTTAATACTAAAGCCACATTTTTTGTGATCAATCATGTATATGATAACATTGGAGGCTTTGGTGAATCATTAGCAATTCCTGGTGGAAGGAAAATTATATTTAATTCTGATTGTGTTATTCTTGGTATGACAAGAGCAAAGTCAAAAGGTAAAGACGAAGACAATGAGGAAATTGTTGATGGTCATATCATCACAGCTAAAACATATAAGTCCCGTTATTGCAAAGAAAATTCTAAACTTAAATTTAAAATTAAACATGATGGTGGATTAGACCCATTTTTTGGTGTAATTGAAGATGCTATTGACGGTGGCTTTGTTACTAAGATTGACGGAAAACCAATTAAATATAGTAGACCTCATATTGAAAATGATGAGAAATTTAAAGAAGATAATATTTATAATGCTAAGTTTTGGAAACCGATTATGTTAGAAACTAAGTTCAAAGAATATTTGGAAAATAAATATACTTTTAGTTGTAATTTTGATGTTGTTAAAGAAGAGAAAGATATTGATGAAATGTTTTCATAAGGAGAATATATGTCAAAAAAATTAAAAACTTATAATATTATGGCAAAATTAATTCTCGATGTTGATATAACAATAAAAGCAGATTCTTTAGAAGATGCAATAAGCAGATCAAAAGAATTAAAAGAATATGATTTTGTAGAATTTAATGGGAATTTTTTGGATGGGTCGATGACTATAACCGGAGCATTTGAAGAATAAAAAACTATGACAGAAAACGATCCAATTTTTTTTGAAAATCTTTTGATAAAATTTTTATATAAAAAAGTTGATATTAGAGAAAAAGTTTTACCTTTTCTAACAACCAATCTTTTTGATAATAATGAAAATAAAGAAGTAATAAAGCATTTATTTTCATTTTTAGAAGAATATAAAAATTTTCCTAATGTAAAAGATACCAGATTATTCTTTAATGATAACTCTGGCACAACAGATCAGTTCGATAAAATAATGAGTATTGATGAAACTGAATATGATGGTGAATTTTTATTGGATGAATTGGAAAAATTTATAAAAGAAAAATTGATTAACAATGTGTGTGTTGATACTGTGATGTTGATCAATGATGATAAATTAAATGAAGCACAAAACTCACCAGAAAAATTAAGAGATGCATTTTCATTTTGTTTTGATAGCAAAATTGGTTTAGATGTTTTTAATTCTGAAGAAGAAATATTTTCTTTACTTCACGAAAAAAGAAAAATAACTCCAACTGGAATAAAACCTTTTGATGATATGATTGATGGTGGTATACCGGATAAGAGTTTAACATTAATTTTAGGTGGAACAAATATTGGAAAAAGTTTAATTTTATCATCGATGGCATCATCAATGATTTTACAAAATAAGAATGTATTATACATATCTTGTGAATTGTCTGATTTTGAAATAACTAAAAGAGTCTTGGCAAATGTGATGGATGTTCCTGTAAATAATTTAAGATTACTATCAAGAGATAAATTTACATCTAAGATATCAAAAATTAAAGAACAGATAAAAAGAAAATTAATTGTAAAAGAGTATCCTTCTAAATCTATCAGTGCAAATAATATTAGAAATTTATTAAAAGATTTAAAATTGAAATTAAAATTTGAACCAGATATAATTTTTTTAGATCAGATTGTAAATTTAAATTCTGCATATAGAACAAAAACAGACAACACATATTCAGAAATGGGGAAGGTCACACAAGAAGTTAGAGGATTATCAACTGAATTTGGTTCGCCTTTTGTATCAGCAATTCAATCTAATAGAAAAGGTTTAAATGTCGCGGAGATGGATTTATCAAACACAGGTGACTCTTTAGGGTTTGTACAATATGCTGATATTGTTGTTGCTGTAACTGTGCCAGAAGAAATGAAACAATTAAGCAAATATATGTGGATGCTATTAAAAAATAGATTTGGATTAAAAGATGTAAAGTTTCCTGTAAATGTTATATATGAAAAAATGAGAGTGTTTGATGATGAACATTCTATATCAACAAATATTAATAAAAATGAACCACAAACTACAGTAGAAAAAGAAAAAACAATAGAATCGGCTGTGGAGATGTTGAAAAATAAAATAAATAAAAATAAAGAAACTGAAGAAAAAAACTTTTTTGATGTTCTATTTTAAAAGGAAAACAAAATGTCTGATAATATGGAATTAGTTTCAAAAAAAATTACTGATAATTATAAAACTGAAAATGCATTGTTTGATGATATATTAAAAAACGAAATATTTTCATTAATAGAAAAATATGGCTATACATATGAAAAAATTAGAGAATTGTTTGAATCTGAATTATACTCAACTAATCTAAAACATGATCTGAATATGATTTTTAAAAAATTAAATAAAGTACATGGTATCGATCTTTTTGATATCTTTCGTTTTCTTGAAGAATTTACAAAAATTAAAAAAATATTATTATTTTTTGATGAAGAATTAATTTGGATTTTAAAACAAGAAATATCAAAGAAATGCGGCATTAAAATTAATAAAACTGAACTTTATAAAATATTGGCGTAATTATGAATAACTCAAGCAAATTAATTTTTTGTACAATAAGAAATTTAGAATTGTTAATGAAAAAATGTAAAAAGAAAGATGTAAATATTGATTTGACTAAGATCGTTAAAGAATTTCCTGTTAAAAAAATTAGACCTAATATATCAACAAAATGTAGTGAGTTATATAGTGATATTGAAAATGGATACTATGGATATAAAGAATTGATTACTTATTTTGTTCATCAAAATATATATGATAAAAATATTGGATTATATAATGTTAACAAAAAAGAAATTAAAGCATTAAAAAAACAGTATAATAAAAAACAATTAAAAGAAGATAAACAGACAATATTAAGCGTCTGTAAAAAATTAAATATAAACAACATAAAAGAATTATTTGAAATAAATGTTGATGGAGAAAATTTGGTTTATTCAATGGTATTAAGTAATACAATTTCTCCTATTTTTTATCTACAATATTACAAAAAATATTTTAACTCAGAAATATTCAAAAATGACAAGTTTTGTCGTTTTGAAAATTTAATAACTATTATATTCAAAACTTTAAAAACGGAGGTGTTTTATGCCTAAGAAATTTTCTCAAGATTGGACAGAGAAGATTAAGAAGATGCGCGAGCAAACTTCGGGCGGTGGTAACTTTAAAGACAATAGAATCTATTTTCCTGAATATAAGGAAGATGGGACTGCAAAAGCAACTATTAGATTTTTAGAAGCGCCTGATGTTGATGTCCCTATGATTGCTGTATATAGTCATTATTTCAAGGGTGTTGGTGGTTGGTTTGTTGAAAATTGTCCAACTACTATTGGTGGTCAATGTCCTGTTTGTGAAGATAATTCAAATCATTGGAATAATGAAGGTGATGCCGGACAAGAATTTGTTAGAAATCGGAGAAGTTCAAGAGTATTAAGTTATTATACTAATATTCTTGTTGTTAATGATGAAAAAACACCGTCTAATAATGGAAAAATCTTTCTGTTTAAGTTAGGAAAGAAAATCTTTAAGAAAGTAGAAGAAGCGATTGATGATGACGGTATGGTTCCTTGGGATGAACTTTGTGGTGTTAATTTTATTCTTAAAATCACCAAAGAAAAATTGGGACAAAATATGGTTCCTAATTATGACTCTTCTTATTTTGTTAGAGATGCAAATGGAGATGGTCTTGAAACTCCACTATCAAAATATGGCGATTTGGAAAAAATTAAATCTACTGTTTATAAACTTGGGGACTATGTTGATCCTAAGAATTATAAGAGTTATGATGAGTTAAAAATTAAATTTAATAGTAAAATTAATGGGGTTGGAGCTTCGACCATCAGTGCAGCTTCAATTGCAACTACAACATCAACAAAAAAAGTTACTACCATTGAAGATACTGTTGAAGAAGATATTCCTGTTGTTGAAGAAAAAGAAGATAAAGTTTTTGCTGAAGATGATGATAAAGGTTTTTTTGATAACATGGAAATAGATTAATTTTAATGAGAACATAAACAGTTTAATCTGTTTATGTTCTCATTTTTAAAGGATTATAATGGACATTTATAAATCAATGGCATTAGAGATGGAAATAAAAAATGTATTAAATAGCTTTTTTTCTAATGTGTATGATTCAGGTACAAGTTATAATTTTAGGTGTAATGTTTGTGGTGATAGCAAAAAAAATAAATCTAAAAAACGCGGGTATATATTAAAAGCAAATGATCCTTGGATGTATTATTGTCATAATTGTCAATGTTCAATGTCTGTAGAAAAATGGTTAAAAGAATTTTTTCCTTTAAATTATAAAAATTATGTTAGTGAAATGATGAAATTAAAATCAGGAACTAAAGCTGAAACATCACTAACAAAAAAGTTTAATAATATAAAAACAAAAAGAAAAGAAAAAAATTCTACTTTTGATGAAAAAAAGGAAATGTTAAATTTTAAAAAATTAATTGAATATCCAGAATTAATTGAATATTGTAAAAAAAGAAAAATTCCGGAAGAGATTTATTTAAAATGGTATTATGCAGAAACAGGAATGTATAATAATAGATTGATAATTCCTTTTTATAATGATAAAGGAAAAATCTATTATTATCAAGGAAGAACTATGAATGATCGTGTTCCGAAATATTTATCAAGAAAAGGTGATTATAATGAAATTTATAATTACTATAATGTTGATAAGGAAAAGCCGGTTATCATTTTAGAGGGGCCAATAGATTCAATTTTTGTTGAAAATTCAATTGGTGTTACTGGAATAAAAGTTAATAATCTTGATAATTTTAAACATAAATATTTTCTTTTAGATAATGATTTAAGTGCTAAAACAAAAACACTCAAATTATTAAAATTAGGTAATTATGTTTTTAATTGGACTTTATTTTTAAAAAAATATAATTGTACTGATAAAATAAAAGATGTCAACGATTTTATTTTGTTTAACAAAGATGGAATTGAAAAATTAACGTGGGATATTATTGGTGGGTTTTTTACTAATAGTATATTTGACAAAATTTATTTTATTTAAGGATAAATAATGAAAATTTGCGGTGTTGATTATAGTATTAATTCTCCAGGAATTATTAAAGCTACATTGAATGACAATTTGGATATTGTTGATGTTGATTATTTGGCGTTTTCTGATATAAAGAAAACTGCTGAATTAAACTCAAAAATTATTTATTATCAATCTAAGTCTACAAAAAAAGAAAATAAACAATTTAAAAATAATTTTGAAAAGTATATATGGTTTAAAAATCAGATATTTGATTTTATACAAGATTGTGAATATTGTGCAATGGAAGGATATGCATTTGCAAAGAAAGGATTAGTCTTTAATATTGCTGAATCCACAATGACTTTTAAATTGGCTGTTTATGAAAATAAAATTTCCTTGAGAATCTATGAACCCACAGTAATAAAAATGTTTGCTACTAATAATGGATTAGCAAAAAAAGAAGAAATGGATAAGGTATATGAATTGGTTGATGATGTTAAAGTTGATTTATCATGTTTAAAACCTGTTACAAATCCTAAAGAAGATTTAGTTGATGCCTATTTTATAATGAAATTATTACAAACCGAATTAAAATTGCGTTATGGTTTGATTGAATTAAAATCATTACCATTAAAACAAATTGAAATTTTTAATAGAGTTACAAAAGCAAACCCAATTAACATTTTAGTTACTGATTTCATAAAGAAAGATTAATAATGAGTTTAGATGCCTTTATAACATTTGAAGAAGATAAAAAATTTGAAAATAATACTGTGTTATTAATTGACGGTCATAATATGGCATATAGAAATGCATATTCGTCTATTTTTCAAGACCCATTAGATAATGGCCCTTTTGATCTATGGCGACATCAAATGTTACAAAGTATATTTTATACTATAAGGAAGTTTAATCCTAGTAAAGTTGTTTTTGCATTCGATGAAAAAAATAGCTGGAGGTATAAATTATATCCTGAATATAAAGCAAATAGAAAAGCAAAGAAAGAAAAATCAAGCAAAACCCTAGACCATGATGCCTTTATTAAAGTATTTGAACAATTTATAAATGACATTAAAATATTATTTACTAATACCTATGTGATTAAACTTGATAGAACTGAAGGTGATGATATAATTGCGGTACTAGCCAAAGAAACTTTTAAAAATGATAATGTAATTATTATTTCTTGTGATTCTGATTTACATCAATTAATGACTAGAAACATTAAACAGTTTGATCCAATAAAAAATAAATTTATTGAATGTATAAATTTAAAAAAAGAATTAGAATTAAAAATTATAAGTGGCGATAGAAGTGATAATATATCTGCAATTAAAAAAGGTGTTGGAATTAAAACCGCCGAAAAAATATTAAACATGGGTGTAGATACTTATATAAAAGAGTTTGATGAAAACGAACAAACCACAATAAAAGAAAAATATGAATTGAACCACAAATTAATAAATTTGAGTTTTATTCCTCAAGACATAAAAAAATCAATCGTTGATGAATATAATAATTATCAAATCTCTCCTATCAACGGAAAAGAAATTGTTAGATACTTTATGAAAAATAAATTAACAAAACAATTCACGGAATGGACTAAAAACTCTGAATTATTTAAACAATTGAAATGAGGTTGTAATGACTTGTATTGTTGGTTATGTTTATAAAAATGAGGTTTGGATGGGTGGTGATTCTGTTGCAGGAAACACATCTCAATATGAAAATATGTTAATTAAAAACTCAAAAGTTTTTATTAAAAATAATATGTTATTTGGATACACATCATCATTTAGATTAGGGGATTTATTAGAACATAAATTAGAAATTCCAAAACACGAAAAATCTTTTTCAGTTGAAAAATACATGAAAACTATTTTTATTGACTCAGTGATAAAGTGTATGACAGATAATAAATATGCACAAATTGAGTCTAATGTTGCCAATGGTGGAATTTTTATGGTTGGATATAAAAACAGATTGTTTTTAATTCAGGGCGATTTTTCTATTATTGAATATTTAGAACCTATTTGTTCATGTGGTTGTGGGTCACAAATGGCAAAGGCTTCTATGAAAACATTATTAAAATATAATAACAAAATTGAACCAAAAAAACTTCTAACTTTAGCATTAGAAATAACAAGTGAATTTAATGCTTTTGTGAAAAAACCATTCAAAATTCTTAAATTGAAAAACATATAAATACTTATATCCATGTCAAGATCAAATAATTATACTCAAAATTTTTATACTGTTATTAATAAAGAAAAATATGCTGGAAGATCGCAACCTTTTTATCGTTCATCATATGAATTAAGATTTTTTAAATGGTTAGATTTCAATGTGAATGTTTTGGAGTGGTCTTCTGAATCTGTATGTATTCCATATTTATTTGAAGTTGATAATTCAAAACATAATTATTTTCCGGACGCTAAAGCAAAAATTAAATCAAAAGATGGAACAATAAAAACATATTTGATAGAGGTAAAACCTTTTAAGCAACAATTTCTTCCTGAAAAACCAAAAAGAAATTCTATTAAAAGAATGAACAGATATAAGAATGAACTGTTTATGTATACTAGAAATAAAAATAAATGGGATGCTGCAAAAGAATATTGTAAATTATTAGGTTATGAATTTATTATAATTACTGAAAAACATATTTTTAATGATAAAAGATAAACCATGAATATAATATACCCTTTTAATATTACCTTTTTAGATTATCCCGATGATATTTCTCATGCTATCATTGTATATATGATGGGATGTGATAATTCTTGTTCTGATTGTCAAAATTTAAATTTTAAATCGCCAGAATATAGTTTAAATACAAAGATTTTTACAGTAAACGAATTAATTAAAGATTTGACAGTTTCTTCTAAAACATTATTAACAAACAAAATAGTACTTAGTGGGGGTGATCCATTATCGATATATAATATTAAAGAAACTAAAGAACTACTAACTTATAAAGACTTTGAGTTTATTATATATACTGGAAAAGATATAATGTTCGCAATTGATAATAATGTTGCGGGATTTAAATATATTAAATGTGGACTTTACAACAATAAATTAAAACAACCTTCAGAAAAAACTGATGAATATTTAAAATTCGCATCAAAAAATCAAACGTTATATGATGAAAACTACAATGAAATTTCTAATAATGGAATATATTACTTTAACAACTAGGAGAATTTATTTAAAATGCAAACACAAATAACTAATAAATTATTAAAAAATTTAGAAAATGCCTTGGTTTATAATTTAAAAAATAAATATGACATTGACGATAGAGATAAAATAGATAATTTTTTAAAGTTACATGGAATACATAAAGATAATTTTGATTATGTTAAAACAATAGAAACTATAGTTAACACGACATTAAATGATATATCAATTGATTCTAATAGTAATAAAAATGAAAAGACTGTTGAGGCAATAACACAAGAAAGTGTTAGTTCAGTAAGAAAAATTTTAGGTTTTGATTATTTATATAAAACGATGAAAGAAAATTATGGAAAAATTGAAGCAAAGCGATTGATGGGAGAAATTTTAGATTATAGTTTAGGTTTGTCTGATAGTACAAATATTTTAAAACCTTATTGTTTTTCTATAAACGCATCTGATATTGTTACTGAGGGTAGAAACTTCGGCCAATTATATTCTAAACCTTCTAAAAGAGTGTCTAGTTATATATCAGCATTATGTGAAACGGTTCATCAAATAAGTTCTCATTTAGCTGGGGCAGTGGCGATAGGGACATTTTTCCTTGACATATCACATTTATTATTATATAAAGAAAAAATTGATTTGAGAGACATAAAAACAAATAAAAATATAAGGAAAAAAGTAGAAAATGAATTTCAACAATTTGTTCATTCTGTTAATCATCTAAGTAGAAATGGCGTTGAATCACCATTTACAAATTTATCTATTTTTGATAAGTCTAAATTAAAAACATTAATTCATGATATGAATTGGTACTTTCCAATAGATACATTGCCTATTGATTTAGAAGACTTTGAGGATGAAAGTGAAAAGAAAGAATATTATGACAAATATATCATAGATTTTATAATGGAAGTACAAAAAATATTTATTAATTTTTTTAATTTGGGCGACCCAACTAAAAATGGAATGCCATATCGATTTCCAATTATAACATTAAATATATCTAAAAAAGTTAAAGGTGATGATTTTATTTTTGAAGATCCTGAATTTATTAAAATGGTTTGTAAATTAGACATTTATAGATATAATATATTTGTTAGTTCTGGAACAAAGTTAGCTAGTTGTTGTCGATTAATTAATGATACAAATTTAATTGAATATGCATCGCAATCAAATAGTTTTGGTGGTGCTGGAATATCAATAGGTTCACATAGAGTGTGTACTGTTAATTTTAATAGAATTTTTAATGAAACTGAATCATTGGAAGATTTCTATAAAAAATTAGAAGAAAGAACAGAAAGTGTTGCAAAAATTTTATCATCACATAAACAGTTAATTGCAACATTAGAAAAAAAAGGACTCCAACCATTTATAACTAATAAATGGTTAAATATGGATAGAATGTTTTCGACTTTTGGGATTTTGGGAATATATGAAGCGGCGACAGGTTTATCTCAAAAATATAAAATTAAAGATGATATTACAAAAGAAATATTAGTGTTTTTTAATGCCAAAGTATTAGAATATTCAAAAAAATATTTTATTACCGGAAATATTGAACAAATTCCTGGAGAGTCATTTTCTATTAGATTAGCAAAATCAGACAAAATAATATATGGAGAAGATAAAATACCATATGTATTATATGCAAATCAATTTGTTCCGTTGTGGGAAAAAAATACTACATTGTGGGAAAAAATGAGACAAGATGGTTCATATAATAAGTTAATAACTGGTGGTGGAATCGTTCATTGTACAATTGGTGAAAAAGTAACATCAAAACAAGCAGAAAAAATAATAAGATTTTCTATGAATTCGGGTTGTGAACATTTTGCATTGAATGCAATATATAATGAATGCATAAATAAACATGTGACTATGGGAAGTTTTGATGTATGTCCAATATGTTCTTCTGAAATAATAGAAAAATTAACTAGAGTTGTTGGATTTTTTACACCAGTATCTAGTTGGCAAAAAGAAAGACGAGATTGGGAATTCCCCAAAAGACACATTCATGATTTAAAAAATGAACTTGAAAAGGAATAGTTTATGTTTAAATTCATAAAAACAAAAGATGAAAATAATGAATTTGATATATCAAACATTTCAATTGAACTTGATGATGATGTATCATTGTTTGATTTGACTGAAGAATTCAAAAAATTTTTAATTGCTTGTGGGTATGGTGTTGATAAAAATAGTAGATTAGTTTTTCTTGATGATGGCGAAACAATTTTTTAAAGGTGGGTATATGAAAAACGTATTGAATGAACTAGATGAATTAATTAAAGAGGCGGTAGATTTAGATAAGGAAATTAATACCATTGAAGAAAAGAAACAAAAAATTGAAGAAATAAAAAAAGAAATCAACATAAAAGAAGAACAATTAAAAAAATCTGCGTTTGTTGCTATATTAAATAAGTATGATAAAGTTTTAGAATTATACCCAGAACATCATATTGAAAGTTCTACTTTAAAATATGAAATTGAAATGTTAGATGATGCATTAAATTATGAAGTATGTAATGATTTAAGTCCAATCAATGTTACAACGTGTAAAAGATGTTCATTAATTTATTTGAGAAAATATATTGAAAAAGAAATCGCTAACTTCTATATCATGTAAAAAGGATTAAGAATGAGTAAATGTGAATTTAAAATTTTAAAAGAAGCGGGATATGAAGAAGCCTTGTACGGTTTATCTTTAAATAAAAATCAATCATTAGACAAAATGATTGATTTGGCAGAAAAATTAGCATTTCATGATTATGGTCATAATAAGCTATTAGAGAGCATTGACGTGTGGTTATCTGTTAGGGTGCCTAGATATGTGTGGCAGGATTTTGATACCTACAGATTAACTACAAAGCAGTCTGAATCAACAAACCACACGATAATGAAAGGTGATTTAACTAAAGATAATTTTGAAGATTGTGATATTTCTGATGAGTATTTAAAAGAATTAAATTCACTAATAAAAGAATGTAATTTTAAAAGATTAAAAAGAAAATTACCTGAAGGTTTCATGCAAACTAGAATGTGGAAATTGAATTATAAAAACATATTTAATATTTTAAAACAAAGAAGTAATCATAAAATAAAAATAATTAAAGATTTTTGTGAATTTTTAATTAATAATATTGAACATCCAGAACTGTTAAGAAAGGATAATGATGAGTAAAGTAAAAGTAATAACAAAAGTCTATGTATATTTTAAAAAACTTCATGAAGATGCCGTATTGCCAACACAAAGTCATGAAAATGTTGGTTTAGATTTGACTACAATTGATAATGGTGTAGAATATGATAATTATATTGAATATAAATTTGGTTTGGCTGCGGAATTACCATCATATTATTTTGGTTTAATATGTCCAAGAAGCAGCATAACCAAATATGATTTATTGTTAAAAAATTCTTTGGGTATTTTAGATTACTCATATAGGGGAGAAATTGCAACTAGATTTTACAGAACTGAATATACAAACAATATATATAAAAAGGGAGATAGAATCGCCCAATTAATTATTCTACCATACCCAATGATAACAACGCAATGGAAAGATGAACTAGATAAAACTGATCGTGGAACTGGTGGTTTTGGGAGTACAGGACAATAACTATGATAATTTACAAAAATATAAAATAACCCTTGACTTTTTTGTAAAACTTATTATATTGAAAGTAAACAAATTTGAAAGGTGGAAAAGTTTATGAGTATAAGTTATAAGATGGAATATTTTGATTTAATAAATGAATTATCAACAATAAATAAATCAATAATATTTAATAGAGAAGAGGATAAGATTTCGGTTAAAAGAAAAGATCAAGAAAAGTCAATTGCATATACATTAGTATGTGATAAGGAGTGTTTTGATATTGATGAATCTATTGGTTTTTATGATTTTGTTGAATTTTATAGATTTTTAAAAGCCATAGATTCTCCTGAAATAAAAAAAGGAGATAATCGGTTTATTTTAACAAAAGAAAATTCAAAACTTAATTATTTGTTTTCAAATATTGAAGCTATTGATGAAGGGCCAAAAGAAATTAAATTTCCCGATTATGATTATAAGTTTTTATTAACAAAAGATGCCTTATATGAATTAGTAAAAATGCATAACAATATTAAATCTAAAGTTGCTTCATTATCACACAAAGACGGAATTATAACAGTCAAGTTTTTTAAGGATGAATTTGATAATTCTTTTGTTAAAACATTTGACGCTGAAGTGAAAAATAATGAAGAGTTTGATTTTTCAATCAATTCTGATCTTTTTGAAAAATTACCAAAAAGAGATTATACTGTTTATATTAAGAATCCTGGATATATAAAAATTAAACTAAATCACGAAACATTTGATTTGAATATTTACACATCAAGATTAAAGGATTAATTATGTCTGATAAAATAGAATTTGATGAAAGTTCTGAATTTGAAGAAAGCAATTTAAAAGTTGCTCTTGATCAGTATGATATGCCTGAAGATAAAGATGCGTTTATTGATGAGAACACTAATCAAGTT